CCGTAGTCCCTGATAACCGTTGCCTCCATTTGTTGGCCAGTACGTCTATTCGTAATAGTAAATTTCTCTCCGATCTTGTGCTTCTTCTTTGAGAAGATGTTCTTTATCATGGTTTCATTCTTCTTTCGTACACCTGTATTATATCAGATATCTACTTAAGTGGGTAGACCCTGAAGTAATAGTGCCCACCACAGTCAGAGCGCCGCCAGTATAGGGACCAGAATAACCAGTTGCTCTGGAGTGCTTCAATGATAGCCTCATTGTCTGACATGCCGCCAGTGTGTAGCTCCAGCCTTAGTATTCGCTTGCCTTTCAGTCTGAAGCCCCAGTCAGGCTCCCACCAAATGTCCTTGATGAACTCAATGAGCCCCCGCGGATCCAGCGGTCCCCAGTTTTTAATTCTCTCTAGCTCTTCGTCTGTTGGTTCTCTATTGGGCATGGCCGTTCTCCTTCCTTCTCCTTTAGATATTGGGCGATGTAGTATCCTATCTGCCCCTCTGCAAATTCCCACGGTCTGTTCCCTCCCCAGTAGTTACTGCCGCCAATATGCAAAGTGAAACTCTCAATGACATCGCCGATATTTCTTTCTATTGTGCAAGAGTAGAGCCACTTCTTGTTGTTGATATACATTTTGTTGAGCACGACTTGATACTCGGGTGCGCCCGCGCATTCATAATGGCGGACCTGGTGCCTCTCTTTCGTGGGCCACACTCCACCATAGCTTACGCGTTGTTTCTTGTTTTCGACCAACACTGTCATTGTTTCTCCTTTGTTTGCATGGTTACTCTGCAAGAGGAAGAGGCATCCCCGTCTTTATAAGCCTCTTTACCTCATTATTCGGCCAGCGACCCTGCAGGCCGCAGACATTGGCTTTCCCATAAACGGACCAGAGCGCGGAAAGTACAAGTTCTGTTAGGTTTTCCCCCTTAAGTTGGGCAACTCTCGCGAAATCAGAATCCATCTTCCTCGCATAGATTGTGTACCAGGACTGTTTCATGGTCTCCTCTTCTTGAAGCTGGCGTAAAGTCTTCTGCCTTTCTCGTCTTCGTAGTAGCCGAAGCTACCATCTGGTCTATATTTTGTAAAGCCCTGCTTATATGCTACCTTGCCATACTTTGCAACGGCCTCCGCAAGCGTCTCTCCAGAGACGACGCCCAGTCCCCTGTAATACCGCTTCTCATTTAGAATCCAAAGATGGAGCTGAACTCCTTTGGTCATTTACTCCTCCGACTTGGAAACCGAAATGGCAATACCTGTGGGTATGATGCCCCGCGATATTCCTGGAAGTAAAATAAGGCTCCCCTCGCGCTCAAGCGCTCTCAAGATGTGCCTCGTCGCGGAAGTTGAGGAGACACCACAGAAGGTACAGATCTCTCTTGTTGATGGAGGGAAATGTTTATACTCCCAACAGCGAATAATATATTCTAGCACCTCACCACGGTTGTGTTTCACTTTCGTATTCATCACTATCCTCGCTTTCTTCGTCGTCTTCTTCCTCTTCCTCATCTTCGTCGGGCTTATCTGGCAGATCATAAACCTGGTAGTCATAGCCTGCGCTTATGGCACAATTTTTGCACAGCCACAGCAGGTTGTCACACTGAATAACTGCTGAGTCTTCTCGACATATCTCACAAAGTCTTGTAAACATTTTCTACCTCCTTGTGGTATAATCATGTCCTGCCACAGAAGTTTACTCCTTTCTTCTGCGGCTGCGACCTCCTTAGACCGTGCCCCCGCTGCCCTCCTCAGTGGGGGTACTGTCATTTGCGGAGATCGACAATAGGACGCAGTGTCTTCATCTTCTCTTGGACTTCCTCGAGTGACCAGGGCCTGAGGTCGTGGCTGTCTACGCCTACATCGAAGGAAAGGCCATAAGGCTCCAGCCGGCCATGAGAATGTCCCCAGAGATGCCAGGAAGCATAGTGCGACCTGGGCCAGCTTCTCATCGAGTAGTGGCAAAGAGTAATCGTGCGCTGTTTGCCATATTCATCTATAAGTTCCTCTGGTGCAATCGAGAACAGCGGTGGGCATAGCCAATAAGCGAACTCTTTTTTGTGCAGAAGCTCCCTATCGTGAGAGCCGGGAACGATATGGATGATCCCGCTAAGGCGCGTAAGATATTTCACGGGATTGCCAAAGCAGAAATCGCCAAGGCAGTAGATTTCGTCCTTCTCTCCAACCTCATTATTCCAGCGTGAGATAAGCGTCTCGTCCATATCCCATATACTGTGGAAGGGACGATTGCAGTATTTCAAAATGTTAGTGTGGCCAAAATTCAGTGGGTGTCGGCAGTAAAGAATATTCCGCCGACACCCGAGCCTCCAATGCTAGTGAACATTTTTTCTCCTGTTCTTGCCCTTGTATGTATCTGTCTGAGAGTGGCAGTTGGGATAGAGTACTGTTCATGGTTTTCTCCTTAATTGTAGCTCTCTCTGGCCTCAACCGCCTTCATTGACTCATGGCCTTGATAGCCTGTCTCCCAGCAGCTTACACAGTAACATCCGCCGAAATAGCTGCCCGCAATATCCACTTTCTTTATCATTTCCCCGCACAGGGAACAGGCGCAGAATCCCTCGGTATACTTCTCGGCTATTTTGAGGAGCTTCTTGGTCACACCAGGCTCAATGAGGAATGTGCCTAGATTGTGGCTGCCCGTAGCAGAGAAGATGGTTACTGTATCTTTGCCTAGTTGCTTTCCGGCGCCCAGGCAAACGCCAAACGAATATTCGTGGCCATAGATATCCGAAAACCTAAACACATTCATATCCCAGTAGTACCCGACCGCAGCCTTGAGGTACTTGCGCAGTGCCTCCAGGTCCTTATACCAGCCATGCTCAAGGATGCGCTCGAACATCATATAGTCAAACGTAAAACTGGGAGTGAACTTTGAATAAACTGGCTCATTTGGCTCTTTTACTCCGCCTTGGGGCGCGAAGAAACCTTGGAGTTCTTTCGGTAGTTCGCTAACTCTTTTGCCTTGTCCGCTCATTTGATTATCTCCTTGAGTTTGGCTCTCCTAAGGAGCGCCTCTGTAAGTTCGTTGTCCTCATTCATCTCCATCTTTACTATGTCAGCTCCTCACTGTGTCTTGCGAATAGACCGGCTATCTCGTTCCAGGCTTCAATTGCTGTTCTATCGTCGCCTTGCTGGGCAATCATGCCACGCAGCCCGCAGTCAATACATTCTACCGCCGGCCCCTTCTCTTGGAAATTCTCAGACCATGCCTCGACCAGCTCCACATTCTGCTGTTGGCAGTAGGGGCAGCTTTCGATCAGCGGCATTATCTCTTTTTCCTTATTGGGTATAGCTTTCTTAATGGCTTCTTGTATATTTTTGGGCACGCACCGGGGCAGATAACAAGGGAGGCTTTGGATTTCACCGTTGTGGAGGAGTACAACTGCGGCACCAAGCAGCGCCAGGCTGCGGACTTTAGCAGATGTAATATCTTCGCTTCTCTCCGGGGGGAACGAGCATAGGCATTCCCAATCTTTGTCGTTTATATCAAAACTAATTTCTCGCTCTATCCACTCAACTGAGTTACCATCAGGGCCAAGAATTTTACCATCGACAGTATAAATCTGTTCTGACATTCTATATCTCCTCTTCTTTTATAGGTGAGTTTTTCTTGATATTCGCTTGCATTGCCACCATACCACACTCTCGGCATTCAGACAGCGGGATCTTGTGTTTGCAGTTCTTGCCCGTTGCCCACTTCAAGGCTGTCTCGCGATCGAGCCCTGGATTGAATGCCTGAGCGAGATTGGCGGTACGGCAGACGAAGGTATGGGTTGCCACTGCGGAGCAGGTCCATTGTTGGGGGAAGGAACCACCCTGGTGTCTCCTTCTCATTGGCGCTTGGCAGATCTCACACCTGGGCTCCTTGGTGGGCCTCATTGCTATGCTCTTGATGGCCGCCATATATTTATCCCAGTTAGCGGGATTGAACTTGCCATCGATCTTCTTTTCTTTTACTAGGGCAATAAATGCCTTCTCGTCCAGGCCCGCCCAGGTCCTGGCTATCTGTAGGATCTTCTCTTTGGTTTTATCCATCATTCTCCTTCTCGTCAGGGATATACTCAAGGGTAAGTTTTATTACCCCTATTCCTTTGTATCTGGCGGCTTGGGAAATAACATCCAGTGGGCAACAGGAACTTCTCCTAACTCGTCATCAACACTATACCAGCTCTTATCACTGTTGTTATACTTGACAATATCTACAAATTGCCCCATTTCATCGACAATGTGGCCGAGGACCGCGAGCCCAGATTTTGGCTTTATAGTCTTCGCATTGAACCATTCTCTATCTTTGGCGCCTGCGATATAGCACATGCCAATGGCTATCTGTAGTGCAGCTTTTGCGTCTTCAAGATCTGTTTCAGCATAACTTGCGAGGTACACAATTGCGTCTTTGGTGATCTCAATTTTTATCATTTGTCCTCCATACTTTGGTCCACTTCTGCCTGTATGAGCGCAAGTGGCGAATTCTCGAATATGGTAGCGCTTGGGTAATGGATACGTTCATCTGCCTCGATCTCGGCGAGCTTATGCCTGATCTCTTCTTCATTTCTCACTTTGTTTTCTCCTCAGGGAATCGTATCGAGTAGGGGAGCCAATCGCTAGGGAAATGAGGGCCGCGATTGTGCGCAAGTGTGATTGGATGGCCTTCTGGGAAGACCCAGAAGTGAGTTATTGGACTCCAAGGAAGCTCATATTGGGGAAACTCCTCCAACTTGGAAAGGCTAATGCGGAAGGCTAGATTCTCTGCATGGTTTGACACGACGTGCTCCATGTCTACCCATTCCTTCCAGGGTATGCACCATAGCCTGCGTGGTCTCCAGAGCGTACCGATCACTAAGAATGTAAGGAAGTGTCGGGCCCAGCAATAGTAGTCAAGGTGCTTGCGCTGCCCATTGCTGATCTCCTTCGGATCGAACCAGGGCTCTATCCTCTCCTTGGGCTTCATGGTCTTACACTCAACTACAACACCGTTGATCGAGAGTATGTCTGGTCGTGCTGTTTCGGTCTGGCGTATATCAGGTGGATGATACACCTCCAGGCCAACATTTATCATTGCTTGCTGAAACTCACGTCGTATCTGTTCCTCATTCATGGCTATCTCCTAATCGGGCCAGTCAAAAGAGTTTGCCAGATAGTTCGCAAGTTCTTCTATCGTGTAGAAAATGAGTTGCGTTATTGGGTAGCGGCTAGACATCTTCCGGGAATAGAGAACCCCGGAGCCATCAATGTTTACTAGCAGGCTTAGCTGGCATGGTTCCTCCCCCTCACTCCACTCTTTGGCCAGATCAACAAAGAATTCAAGTGCGTCTGTCATCTGTGTTTTATTCATTAGTTGTATTCCATTTGGTGTTGTTGATTGATTAGGTCCGGGCAAAAGCACTCGACCATATGCCAAAGATCAGCCTCTAGGTCCTGTGGTGTAACAGTCTCTTCATCACGCGCGGTTAGGATTAACAGTGCTTCCAGTGCCTTCTCTGTGAGGGCAGTCGTCTTTTCTATCATGCGTAGCCTCCTTGAATGATCGTATAACACCCAGAATTATCTGTCTTGCATCCTCAACTGATATATCTGCCATTGCTGCATAGGAATATGCTGTCCCATCGATATCGCCGCCTCTGACTGCATTATGAACCAGGTCGCCTAATGCGCTCATAGGTATTCTCCTTCTATGTAACCGCCAGGGATACGAAGCTCGTTGGTGCCGCGTACTGGATGGCTTAGGGTGCGTGCTTTCTTTACCCATGTATTCTGTGGCCTGCGTACATAGCAGCGAGCACATTTTTGTCGTATAAAGGTCATAGTTACACGCGAGAAGATACCACCATGGTTCTCAAACCCCCAGGTATAGAGTTGCACCCTTTTTATTCTATTCATCTTTGCTCTCTTTCTACTATTATACCACTCAAATGTTCTAAGCTAAACAGTCACTTTGATAACTCGGCACTCGAGCACCGAAACCATTTTCAGCCACTTCATTTGTTCTTCTGATAGTTTGAATTTCTTGCTCCTGTCATTATGAAATGAGATCTTGCCTGTCTCAAGGACTGTCCCCAGTGAATCGCGGAAGTTCTCTGCTAAGAAGGCCCTCTCGGGGAAACGGACTAGCACTACTATATATTTTGGCCCTGGGTTCTCATAAAGAAAAAGGTTCTCTGGGCCTCTGACAGACCAACCATAGAGTTGTACTTTCATTCAGCCTCCTTTGAAGAGTTTGAAGTGTGTATTGATTTGGTTATGAATAACAGCGAGATCGGTGAGTTGGAAGTCCACGATTGTGCGCAGGGCCGACTCGATCGCGCGTTCATAGTCCTTATCAATCTCGACATAGTATGCGGTCTTGTTCCCGACTAGCGCTTTCATTCCTGTGAAAGAGTAACTATATTTCCCCTCTCCAAACAACACCGACTTGATTTGCCTATCATCGCCGGCCGGTATCTCTGGATTTGCAATGACGTTTAGTGCTTTCTCGATGCCCTCGCGCCAGTCTTTTAGTTCCCTCTCTTCGGCCTCGCGCTTTTCTTCTCCAACAGCTATCAGTATTCGCCGTTCGTGCTCTATGGCCTCTGGTTCTTCGCCGGCTATAACCAGAGATGAGAGAATTCTTTTCTCCTCCTCGAGACGCGAATCAATCTCACTTAGTGCAGCATTCATTTGCTTGGTGATCATCCGCATATAAGGGATAGCCGCCCTTGTTTTAGACCAGTGCTCTTTGAATGAGAGCAGGGTAGCTGGATCCCAGCCATTACCTATTCTCTCAAGCATCGGGAAGAGATGTTCCAATAGGAACATTACATCAGATAGCTCGCCACTTGTGGGGGAAAGCCTGGGAATACGATCCATCAGCCATTCTTGGACTGAGCCGTACTCCTCGGGCGCCATGTGGAAGAGTCCATTCCGCTGTACCTCCCATAGTTGGCGCAGCATTGCGCGGTGTGCACCATCAGAAATATTATCGGCCTGGAGCGCAGAAGAGAGAATGGCATTGGCAAGCAGTGTTGCGCTGGCTACTTCATCGCCTTCGGAGAAACTCTTGCCCTCTTCTTCTAGTTGGTGTACTCTTCGCCAGTAGATGGCACTTGTGATATCCTTTGCGATAGCCTCATCCATGCTATCAAAATCCTCAAGGTACCACCTCGGCGGTTCATAGCTGAGTGGTGCTGGTATGTTTACTTTAGTCATGCGACCTCCTAAGTTGCCGACTTAGAAACTATTGAGAGAGCAATTGTACCACAAACTTGCGCAGCTCAGGATACTTCTTGGCCTCGAGTAGCTCGGCAATCTTCTCAATATTATTGCGTGGGAAGAAGGCTTGCTTAGTGGGAGTAGCAGGAGTCAGCCCAAGGCTAGGCATTATGCTTGCCACGGCCTCTTTCTGGACAAACCTGCGGATGCTTTGCGCTTCTTCATGGGAGAGCTTGTCTTTCTCCTTGAGCATATTGCGGCATTGCTTCTGCTCCGCGGGCCTGAAGGAGCCAACAAGAATAGCAGTAGTCTCTGCTATCTTGCCTTGGAGTGTGGCCTCCAGGGCCCAATCTGGAACCCGGGCATACTTCTTGTCAATTGTTTTGACATAGGCCTCGGTCTTGCAAATCGCCTTAGCAATACTTTTATAGGTTGCAGTCTTGTCGCGTTCTAAGATAGTCTTGATCGCAACATAGTCGGAGATGCCGTTGGCATTACGCTGTGCATTCTCAATGAGCCCGAATAGCATCACATTATTTTGGTCAGCCTCAACCACGCGCACCAGGATCTCGCCTGTGCCTAGATTGTTAGCCTTAATATATCTGGCTGCCAGAAGCCGGCGCCTGCCAAAAGCTAAGAAATAGTTTGCCGCATCAAGGCAAACCAGAATAGGTTCTAGCTGCCCAGGATCGATCATTGACTGAATGAACGCCATGTCCGGTGGAGTACGCGTAAGCTCTCCACTCAAGGGCAGGCGTATATCATCGCAGTCCCATATTTCAACAACGAGCTTGGAAATGTCAATCATTTTTGTCTCCTTTGGCTATGTCCTTTTCTGACCTTAGATCTGTGAGTTCTAGCCCCGATTCCGTCATGAAGATACCGAGAGCAAAGAGCCCCTCGAACACATTCTCAACATCTGTCTGGCTGGTAATTATCTTATATAGAACAGTGGCCTGCTCTTTCAGGAATTTCTTACTCATCATCTTAGTCTCCTTCTTGAGGGTGATCTTCTAGGGCTTTGTCATAGCCGTTTTCAAAGCCTTTGTTTTCAGCTTTCTCTAAACACCTCTCACAAGGTTCTACTTTTACCTGAGGATAACCTCTGTTATAAGATACTCTACTTACTGAGCAGAGGCCAGCACCACAGGCACAAAGGACCTCAAAATCAAGTTGAAAGGTAGGCATTATTCTCCATTTCTAGGATAGTCCTCAATAGCACAGCCTAGAGTGACCCAAGATACACCCATCTCACAGTCGTGGTGATCAAAAATATCATCGAGGATATTCTCTGCTTCCTCATTTGAGAGCGCTATCCCTAGTTCGTCTGCTTTGTCAAGTACATCCTCGATGCACCAAACAAGCGCTATTTTGCCTGCCCAGTATTCCTCAAGCGCAGCCTGGATATGCTTCTTGAGGTCAAGAACATTCTCCTCTATCTCATCTCCAGCGAAAACATCATAAACAACAGCTATCTTCCTAGCAATTACATTTGCCATCTCATCAAGCTGGTATTGATACATAGTTCCTCCTATGGGTAAGCGTGCTCCACTAAATCAGTATCAAATTTAGCTCCACAGTTTGCACAAATAACTTCTTCCAGAGCCTCGATTTCATGGTTGAGTGCTTTACACTCTAGGCATTCCCATTCATAACCGCTTGCAATTAAGTCAACTTTCTCCATTTTTGCTCCTATCTATCATAGAGAAAATCTAGCAGGCCCTGATTGAAAAGCCAGAGCCAGAGCCAGTTAAAGAGACCAACCCTGCCAGTGTCGTCACAGTTAGGGCAAGCCTCATGGATAACTGTGCCCTCGCCATGATTTTCATCCCAGCCACCTTTGCCTTCGCAAATAGGGCATTTCATTAGCTATTCCTCTAAAACAAGTGGAGCTTGCTTCAGCCGCTCCACATCCACCTGTGGCATCTGATATTCCAGGTTCCACCTATAGGAACGACCATTCCAGTAAAACGCATTCCAAATATCTCCTTGATCCTCACCGTCCCCAGTCAGGTCAAAGATGTAATGAGGGTACTTCTTAGAGAGTACAGTCATTTCTTCTTGGGAATTATACCAGTGACAAGCGTCTACGTTGCCGTTAATGAGATTGCCAATAGTTGTACTATCTCCATCGACAAGCTCATCATTGAGTAGTAAATCGTGGACTTCAGTTACTCCATCTTCCTCAAGAACAATCAGTCGGTGATAAGTGTCGTAACCCAAAGCAGCCTCCTTATGAATCTGAGAGTTTTACTATGTACTTAATTGCGTTCGCGGCGATCAATCGCCTCTTTACATTCTTGAATCATCTGCTTCTTGCCCGTATCGCCATAGTAGCCCCAGCAGGAGTCTACTTCTTTATCGTTTTGGTCCTTGAGTATATAACCATAGACCTCATTGCAAAGGTAATTATCATATACTTCTACCTCAGTCTCAAGCGCGTGTACAATTACAGCCTCAAATTTCTTTGACCAGCGCTTTTTGTTATACTCTTTCAATGCTTTTTCCTTGCTCACATATATATACCCTACCTGCCCAGCATCCCAGCGATCATTATAGGGATATTGGTGGGAGGTGCTTATGGTGATACCGCTGTGATCATAGAGATACAAGGGAAGCCACATATAGTGCTTGTCTATAAGCTCCCATAGTTGTTCCTCTGTGAGATCCTCCAGCTCATCTGCCTCTATGCCCGGGCAAGCTAACTCTTCGAGCCAGGTTTCGACAGTTTCGTGGCTGTGTTTATCGCCCAGATTATAGCGGTGATGGAGGCAAAACATTGTAGCCAGATTCTCCCACTCACGGGGATCCTCAGGGTCCAGATCATAGTGAATTTCAATAGTGTGCTCTTTATATTCGATGGTCTCAATTGGTTCCACATTATCCTCCTTCTAGTATTCTTCAGGTAAAAGGCAGCACGTTGAGGAACGATCGGCCTCTGTGATAATCCAAAATTTACCAGCAATAGTATTATAGGCCGAAAGCAAGCGAAAGCCTTCCTTCAGCGATAGTTCGTTCTCGGCTTTATCTTCCTCTTCTAAGTCCCCCCAGTCACCACTTACATGACGATCTAAATAGGGAGTTAGATCTATCCCCAGTCCTAATACGCCAGGGGTTGCTACAAGTTGGCCTAAGCTGAATTTGGGTGCCATTTATCCTCCAGGTTGGAAACTATAGCTGGACAATTTGTATCCTTTGCAGCTTCTTATCTAATCGCTCTAATTCCTTCAGTGCATCCTCGTGTGTTTTCTCGGCGCTATCCTCATAAACTAGCCAATCGCCGATTCGCCCAATTGGCAGCTTAAAGAAGATCGCGGGATAATGATTTTCACTATCCTCTAGGCTTTTAATGGGTGCTGAAAAGCCTTGGTAATTGAAACTTGGCATTGCCCGTTCTACTTCCCGGGCACCGGCGAGCTTATTGCCCTCAACGAGATCATTGAAGAACAGACCAGCGCAAGTATCAGGCATTAGATTGAGCCACTCCTCCGTGGGTGTGATATGCAGCTCGTGATTCTGGGGGCAATCAGGATAGTCTGTGTGTATCCTATTATGATAGTAGGGTACAATATCCTTGATGCCGGCTCGCGGATGCACTGCGAGATACATAGACTCAGGCGTCAACTTCTCGAAGGGGAATGTACGCTCGATCAACTGATGGAAGCCAAACTTGTCTGCCTCCAAGAGCCAGTCGGTAGGATTAGGATAGTTACTTGCGCCAATCCAGTCCCAGATATCGAAGATCTCTTTACCCTCGGCATTAGTACACTGCCGGCTTACATCAGTCATGCCTTGTGCAGATATCTCGAAAGTACCAAGAGGCGCCGTAGGGCAGACAACGAAGTCCCAAATGGGCGTGCCATAAAAGCCGCCTTTCTCTTCAGTGGCTGGCACACTCATATAAATTTTTCCGGCGACCGGCCAGCCACAACCACGTTTTATGATATGGATCTGGTTTGTCATTCTAGCTCTATCTCCTCGATTAGCTTGGCAACTAAAAGTTCAAGCAAATTTAGCGATGCTGCTATTGTTTTAGCCCTGTGCTTTGCATTTTCGTGACCCTCAAAATTGTTGCAGCGGCAGAGCTCAAAATTGCCGAACCGATCAATGATCTGATAGGTGTTCTTATCAAACTCCTCAACAGCAAACCTTTCCATTTAGTCTCCTTTGTTATCCTCAAAGAGTTGATCCAGTTCAAGCTGTTGAGCAACCGGGGATAAGCCTAGCTCGGGATATGCTTCTTTGCCAGTTACTGAAGTCCAACAAAAGAGCCACTCCTTGCCCTTATAAACTGAGCGCATTGCACCACCGCCATCAAAGGAGAATTTCTTCCCCGTCTTGGTGCTGCCTATAAAGTAGCCAAAGCCACAGTGTTCTGCCTCGGGTAGCGCCTGGATAGTTGGGATGCCTGGGGTTGGATTCCCCGCAATAGCAATACAAACGCCAGAAGCTAAAAGTCTCTCGATTTCACTACGTGCCTCAATTGTATTCATTTATTCTCCTGTCTCCTTCGCTATCTTCTTTAGGACAAGTTCGCGATAATTCTCTTCGGTATATTGTTTACCTACCTGAAGTTCATGCTTTAGTTGAGTCCGCAACTCTGGATCAAACCAAGAAGACTCTGAATCCATTTGTAGAGTCTCCTCAAAGAGCATTGCTATAGCCTCAGGCATTACCCAAATCATCTCCTTGGTCATTCTTCCTCCTTATAGGGCATAAATGGATCGATATTCACTGTCTTGAGCCAGCTTTGGCGTACCATTTCTTTAGCAAGATAGAATTGCTTCCCCTCCTCGATATTGAACATCTCCAGGGCACGCACAAAACTCATGGCGCGCTGACCTGAAACATTATACTTTGTGACTATATCAGTGATCAGGATGCTGACTATCTTAGCGCCCCAGCAGCGGATTACATAGAATGCAGCGAGATCTGCTGGTCCCGTCCAGATATCAAAGCGCCCATAGGCGGCCATGATTGCAACAACACTATTGGGATACTTGTGATATTCCTCTAGCGTCTCAATATTTGGGCTGCCATAGATACCGCAAGTACAATTTAGCCCTATCTCTCCAGTAGGTGCACACTTTTCACATTGGGCTACAACAATTTCCGGGGACCACAGGAAATCTCTCCAACTTGGAGAATAAAAGCCTTTGCGGTCTGCGTCATACGCGATCGTTTTTAGAAATAAGGTTGCCACTGCTCTCCTTTGAGCTATTTAGATAAAAGAGAGTCCTCATTCTATCCATTCCGGGGCGTCTCTGTACCATAGGCCTATCTCGCCCAGCATATTGTTTAGCATAAGTATAAGGTGACATGCCTCTTCCAGTACCCGCCGGAGTTCGGGGGTTTGATCCAGAAGATCTGGAGAAGTTGTCTTGAGTACCTTAAGGACATAATTGGCGTCAAATTTATTACGTGTTGTGAGATTCCTTTTCATCTTCGCACAAACTTCCTTTCTGGGCTCTTGATAGTTTCAACTTTCACGGGCTCCATAACAGGGATCTCTACGGGGATACCTGGCTGTACCACATAGTGGATCTCAACAGGATCAGCCTTTGGCAATTCTACGACTTTTACGCGCTTGCCTCGACGCATTGCTTCTCCCTTTCATGGTAAGCCTCCAAGAGACATCTGCCACAGATACCCTCGATTAACACATCGGCCCAATCAGCATCGTGACAGCATATACAATCTGTGGTCTCGGCCTCTGGAACAGTATAGTATCCTACCACTCGAACCTTGAGTACGCTCACTGTCTCGGGCATATTTCACTCTCCTATCTTCGGTAGGCCAAGCATTGCCCAGGTATTATCTGGGATAAAAGCCACTCGCCTCTTTAGAATATCATCTAGCAATTCTTGTGGATGAATGCCCACTCGAAGAAGTGCCTCCTCCTTCAGCAGTACCCAGCCACCAGTACGATATGGATTATCCCCCTCTTCACCATCGCGTACCGAGATGAGAATAATCCCCTGCTTCATCCGTTCCACACATTTGGGACAGGGCTGCCTATCTATACAGCCGGCCCTATGAGGAGCCTCTGCATCATTGGGCAAGTGTCCAAAGAGCACTACCCCACTGTCCTCACCACAGTAAAAGCAGGTTATTAGAGATGGGTTAACACCATGTTTCTTTGAGAGACGTATTCCTCTCGTGCCCATGCTAGCCTCCTATCTTTCTCTGATGTAAGCGAATTTCCGCGGCAACCCGAAGTGCTGCGCTCGAGATAATATAGAAATCTGAAGCGAATAGCTGCTTGGTCTTCTTCGCTGTAGTTTTCGCGGTGATTGATACACAGTCATTGAGAAGCCTTCCAGTAACATTGAAGTACCTACAGAATACCCCCATACCATCAATGGGTTCTATTGCTGGCACTGGTCTACTCATATAGTTACTCCTTCCGCTTGCAGTTCCATACTACCGATCCTTTTACAAGAAGGACATCTGGGTAGAAATTCAATCCCGTCCCTTGTCTGTTGATTGGCCCACTCCATACGATTTTGGCATTCTGGGCAGCGAACAATCTCTTGATCAAGTAATCTCTTCAATGCCTCCGTGGGACTTGGGCTAGACTCCCCGCTTGCTAATATAGCATGGCGTTGATTGGGTGGCTTGACTGTCTCAAGGGCAGCATAATATTCCCCGTTGACCTTTCGAATAATAATCTGATCGAACAACTCTAGTATCTCGGTAGCCTTCACTTTACCTCCTATAGAAAGATATTGTGCTATGGTATAATTATAAACTATGAACGAGCAACTGAAGAAAATGAAGCGAGCGAAGGTTCTTGAAGCATTGCGCCTTGTTGGCGACGAGGGAATGACGAAGGCAGATGCTTGTAAGAAAGCAGGGATCAGTGCCTGGACATTGAGTAAATGCTTGAACGAAGATCCCGATATAGCAGCGCCACTTGTGCAGCAACGAAGCGCAATGTTGAGGGAAGACTACGAGAAGGTTCAAGAGGTGCATCGGGGCTTGCTTCATAAGCTATTAGCCCGTGCTGCTGAGGCCAACCTGTCTCAAGGGGATGTGCTGTCACTTGAGCTCAGGCTTGCCCAGATTGAGGATAGATTGGCACTCCAACTTGGAGAGAAAGGCGGGCCAACCCCGGAGTCCAGCAGAATAGCTGAAGAGTATCTAAAGAAACTCACGGGGCCTACGCTCCGTCCGGGCACAGCGGTTATTACACAGAGGGAAAGAGTAACAACTGTCGAAATCACTGCTGACCAGCCCCAAGAAGTAATCGAGGGCAAGGTTAGAGAGATAACCTAGAATGGTACATCCTCTTCGCCGGCTGGCGCCGTGGCTGTGGGCAGTGTTGTTTGAGTAGCGCCCTCAGCACTATCATTACTAGGAGCCTTGCTCAGGAAGTTTACTGTCTCTGCGAAGAGTTCATAGGAAGAACCAATAGTCCCATCCTGCCTTGTGAACACCTTGGGGCCACCAGTAGTAGGATCAGAAGTCAGGTGTCCTTCGACAAAGACTTGGCTGCCCTTCCTGAGATACTGATTGCAATTCTCGGCCATCTTTCCGAAGACCGAGACACGGAACCAACTAGTAACCTTGACCTTCTCGCCTTCAGTATTAGTCCATACACGATCGGTTGCGATAGAGAAGTTAACTACGGCAGTACCGCTGGGCAAGTATTTCATCTCTGGATCTCTGCCTAAGTACCCTACTGCGATAATTTTATGGATGCTCATTATTATTCTCCTTTAGTCTGCTTGCAAACCCAGAATTGTCTGCTAAACTATGACAGGGTATGCAAAGCCATATAATATCAAGATGATATTCTTCATCATACCCATGATGATGGTGAGCTTGCGGCTTACAGGGAATACTACAATTTTCACAGTTACTAGGACGAACAAGAGTACCTTGATGTAGCGCTTGAAGAACAGCTTTATGTGCAGGAGCTGTCTCGGGATTATAGTGAGTTGGACCACTGTGGAGTCGTAGCCTGGGTAGCAATTCCTCTCGATGGACAAGATAATACTGCTCTTTTAGGTTCTTGCCTCCCCCAATATAGTAATAAGCCTGGTGTGCCTTGTGCTGACACTCCCGACACTCAGAACGATAACCATCTGAGGAGTATCTCCGTTTATTAAACTCCTCAAGCGATTTAGGGATATGACATACTGAACAAGACTTCATAATTTATCTCCTTGTTCAATATATCATATTTTCTTTTCGGGGTCAAGGCATTTCAGGATCACGACCCAAATAACCTGCTGCGATTACCTTATGAATAGACATTTTGTTTTCTCCTTTTGAAAGTTTGAATTAGACTCTAATATACTCTAAATCATACACAAATGCTTCAATCTCTTCTTCTTCAATAATTAATACCAATTGTCCCTTATGGGAAAGGAAGACATAATCTAACTCAGTGGAGGAATACAGGATACTTCCATGAGGGGGAACGGTATAACAGGTACCACTCTTGCCATATATACGTTGCACTGACGAGATCTCGTAGTCATCTTCCTCATACTCCCGTTGGGTTCTTGTTGCTCTCATTTTCGTACTCCTCAATGATAGTTTTCAACCTCTCGATGACAAGTGCTACTGCAAAATCATTTATCCATTTCGAATCGTAGAGGAATGTTATAACTGTAGCCTTATCGCGATTGAGATCATATAGAAGCCCCTCAGTTGATTGCTTAACAAACTCATTGAGATTTGCTACCATTAAACCCCCAATAGTCGTAAGCACAATATTGCCCTTTGTGGCCTCGGATAATATGAAGTCCCTTAAGTCCTTTTTCCTCTTATCGTTCTCTTCTTCGTTAATAGTCATAGGGCTACCCGTTCTCCTTTCGGGAACCTTTGGTGTTAGCATAGAAGGCTCGCTCTACACCCCAGGGGGCTAAATCTATTAATATCAGACAAATAGCATCTAACTAGTGAAACATATAGTATAGCCTATTCTATATTATCTCCCTAGGAGTACTAATAGTGCTGGTATCAAGCTAATACCCACCAGGAAACCAATTATGGCACCAATGGTTATTCGAGTTACATGAATATAAATTAGTAGTGGTGTCCAATTCTTGCTTTCAGCTAGCTCTAGGCGTTCAGCCTCTTGTGCTCCCTCTATTGTAAGTAAAATGCAGTCCTTTATTTTCATCCTTATCTCCTATCGAATATAGATTATAATGCAAGGTAGAGATATTGAACAGCCTAACAGGAGCAAGAGGATGAAGAGTAGACTATCACCAGTATGGACCCCTACTTTTAACAGGCAGAACTTCTTCAAGCCAATTGATTTCTTTGCCAGGCGGATTCACTTTATTGATCACTTGGCGCCTATCTGGAACAACATTCCAGTAACTATGAGGGGAACTTTCTATGTGCCCATCTCCCTGAAAGATTATACTCGCGGTTTGGGTATCCAGGAAGTAACCGGATTAGCCCCGTTCCAACGCACAAGCAGGGACCCGGCGAAGATAACGCCTGATGGTGATGGGCCATTGGTAACTTGTGCCTATGGGGATACTAAAATGGGTATTCGTAAAAACCCGAAGCGCCCACAGATCCTTATGGAACACGGCGTAGGACTGTCTTTCCCGGAACATGCACCTGGCTATGCCGGTGGAGGCGGGATACGCTGCAATGTTTGCTTATTCTTAGCTCCCAATGAGGTCATTCGCAAGAAAACCGCTAAGACATTCCCGGGTGCTTTTCAGATAGTTGTGGGCACGCCAAAGATGGATAAGTGGGCAGATATACCTAAAAAGGTGCAAGATGACCCACCCACAATCGCAGTTGCGTTTCACTGGGATGGGAAGAGGGTTTGCCCTGAGGCCGGCAATGCTTGGGAATATTACAAAGGCGTTCTTCCAAGTCTTACCAAGCATTATCATGTGCTTGGCCATGGGCATCCCAAGATCATTGATAAGCTAGCACCTCTGTACAAAGGAATGGGCATTGAAGTAGTTACCTCTTTCGAAGAGGTTTTGGCTAGAGCAGATATTTATCTCAACGATTCGTCCAGTACGCTTTATGAATTTGCTTGTGTTGATCGACCAGTAGTAATCTTGAACGCGCCCTGGTTTCGCAAGACTGTAGACTTCGGTATTCGCTGGTGGGATTACACTGATATTGGGCCTCAGTGTGAGCGCCCTCAAGATCTACGAGGTTGTATCGAGCGAGCGCTCAAGGACAGAACACACTTCGCAGAACCCAGAAAGAGAGCAGTTAAGGAACTATATCCCTTCTTGGGAAGTAGCGCACAGGTAGCAGCACGAGCGATCATAAACTTCGTAAAGGGTGTGCAGTGCGGAGATATAAAGCCCCCAACTAAGGACTAGCCTCTACTTTGCAGATTTCTGTGCCCAGGCAAGTGCTTCCCTCAACGCTTTTATTAATCCACTGGGATCGAGAGTGCTTAGGAATTCCTGATAGGGACCATTTAGGACAAAGCAACAGGGGGCCACATTGGCTAGAGGGCAACTTTTGCAACCTTCTAGCTGATTCCCCGGCACTTGGCAATAGGCGCAAGCACCGGGGCCCGCATGTATAACCACATCGTCCTTGTAGGCTAATATGGTGCCCCCGATCCACTTATCAAAGCGTAGATTGTGTTTCTTTAGCGCCTCGGGAGTATAGCCTAACCATTTTTGGAGGCAGTGCTCTCCAGCAGCAATCATACCCCTTTTAGCTGCCTCTGCAGCTTCCTCAGGATAAAATTCTGCGAGCCAGGTTTTGCCAGACATATTATTTTCTCCTTCTAGGGACAGTCAATAAAGGACAGCCCTGGGTACTCAGCAACTTGGTTGCGGCGATCATATTCATAGGTTTGAGCAAAATCTATTCCCTCCACGATAAACCTCTGTAGATCAACAAACTCACGGAAATCACCCTGTATGATCCAGATCTTTGGATCATTATTGAACCGCGCGAAGGCTGCCTCGATCATCCTTGAGGCAATCCAAGCGTTCTTAGTATTCTCTAGGATGATATAGACCGGGGTCAAGGCATTAAACTCGGGCTGCTTTGCAACCTCCTGGAGTAACCACCTGGTTTCCTCTAAGAGATGTGTTAGAGACAGGTGCATAAAGTTCTTCACTGGTTCTGGCGCCAGGCAGATAAGCGTGTCTGGAGGTAAAATCTCAGTCAGTGAGATCATTTGATTGGTCAGGCGGAAAACATTAGCTCTTTGCATTTCATCTCCTTTAGTAATCTCCTAAATCATAATTAGGATCAAAGCTATCACAAGTACAGTCTATTCCTACTTCCATAAACCAAGCCAGGAAGCAGATTGGAGTACCATCTGGGAGTTTCAAAGGTTCACCCTGTCCTTCGCATGGAGGCGAATTCTTTTTATAGTACCTTCCCTTATAAGAGATGAGGTTATCACCGTATTGTTCTTGTAAACTTCTCAGGGAGCAAAAGTTGCATTGGTGCATTTTGTCTCCTTATTTCTCAAGAATCTCTCCCTGTAGATGGTTTCCCTTTCTACAGATAATAAGATCTACTTTTACTAATCTGAGGGCTCTCTCGAGTAGTCTAATCATTGGTCTAGGATCTAAGGTAGAAATGAACCACTTATAGATACTATCAGACTCAAGACAGTTCTCCTGAAGCTCACTCAAAGGACAGCCTGTGCACCAAATCCCGCCACATTCATAAAAGAGTATACAGTATGCACACGTAGTGCTGCCCATGCTCATAATATCTTCCCCAGTTGCATCAGCTAAAGTAATACTATATCCATGGACAAAGTGGACATTATGCTTCTTTCGCTCTTCTTTACTAAAGCCCTCCCACTTATGTAAAGAGTGTTCGGCAGCAGCCAGCAGACCAAGCCTGGCTGCTGCATCAGCAGTTATTGGGTAGTGCTCTCTCATCCAAGTCATTCCTGACATTTAGTCCTCCTTGTAGGCTCTCATTTTCCAAGTTGGAAGGAAATCACACAAAATCACACGAATTCTCATATTCTAGGCCTCTTCTCACATGCAAAGCCAAAAGTGGTAGCGCCGAGATCACAGAGCCAAATATATATCGTGAATGGCCAATACCACAGATTGCAAGCACGAACGCCGTACCGGTTTTTGTGGAGGAAATACCTGGGCGGGCGCAGGAAAAATATTAGTTTCATTTGCCTATCTCTTTCCTAGGGCACAAACCTGGCAACAATGAGGCTGACCACGATAAGGGGTATGGCCGTAACAATAATGGCCATAACTACCCAGAGCAGATACAGAGGAAGCCAGGACCAAGGGGACCAACTTGGGAGAACTATTGGCGCAGGACGCTCTACATAATCGAGCATTCGATCATAGAATAGCTCACTTACTTGGGACCCGGCCCAACCATCAACTATTATGTCTCGGTTTAGTGAACCCTTCTTATAGTGGATAATATCCCCCTTCTGCATAATATTACTAGCCTTTAGTCTCATCTGACTTCTCCTTAGGCGATTCTGAGTGGGCAGCTATGTACCGCCTTAGCAAATCGACAATGTCGTCAATTAGCCTCTCAGGTGTAAGCATATCATTATCCCGATCCCGCATAATATCATAGAGATCACCTATAAATTCCATTGGCAATGTATCTCTAAAGTAATAATGCATTGTCCATCTCCCTATAACAGTGTCAGTCATAGAGACTCCCGCATGCCGCTAAGTGCAAGCGCTTCTTGTGCACTCTCATTTAGTGCTGCCTCGATCTCATCAATGATAGGCCCATGGTCAGACCGGCCACCAATAGTAGATATCAGGTACTTTTGCAGTAGTCCCTTCCAGAGCCGGGCGGCCTTTGAGTAATTATCAGGCACTGCTATAGGCGTATAATCGAAATCGAAGTCTAGCCAGGAATCATGGTAGTGATATGAGGAGGAGCCTGACTTAGGGACATCCCTATACCAGCCTGGGCAATGGTTAGGAACAACCTCAATAACTTCGCCGGGCCTCATATTTTCTCCTGTGAATACGTCCGTCCAGCCATCCTTCGTTAATTGAGTTCTCTTGGGGATCATACGTACTCTAACTTTGATTGTCATTGTTCTCTCCTTCTAACTTGGAGATTATAGTTGATTCTCTTGCGTAATATCCCTCGGCTTGCAGTTGCCAATTTTCGTTATTCCATTGGTAAACCAGGTTCTCAACAGTCTCATTACCAGTAAGTATATCACCTTCATACAGCCAATCCACAGCATCTTGCAGAGGAATATCAAGTTTGGCTGCCAAGCTAATAACAAGGCGCATGACATTCTTCGCTTGATTCAATGCTGCAGGTGGGTCAGCGAAGCCCTGGCCGTGAAAATAGATCTCTGTCTTCATTAGTCTCTCCTTATCTTTATCGCCATAACTCGCCTATTAAGAAAAGCCCTCGAATGGCATTTCTACCCTGCCACATTTAGAACAGGTAGCATTCAATTCAGTGACATATTCGCCTAATCCATTTATAACAACAGTTTCGTCCGCCTTGACGAAACGGCCACAGATAGTACAGACTGGTATAAATGACAGTCCCCCCTCATAAGCCTGCCTTCGGAAGCCTTCATATTCGTACATGATCAATTCTTCCTTACTCAACGATCGTACTATCTGCGATCTCAATCTCTATTGCCACCATAATTTGCTCTTTCCTATATAGATATTCCAGACCAGCCAGTCGATCCTCAATCTTCTGTCCCGGGAAATACTGAAGATAGGGAGCCACCAGTATTTATGTTCAGCAAGCCCCATAAGAGGACGCTCATAGATATTAATCATACGAGAATGCTGCTTGTTATCTAGTCTTGTGTATGGACATGTATACGAGGATATCAATATTCTCTCCTCACGCTTTGGCACATTCGCCTTCACGAATATGTCGGGCCTTGGGGAATATGAGCCAGGACTTGTGGTAGTTATAGCCATTTATTATGCTCTTATACCAACCTGGACAGTTTTCGTTGGGTATCACGCTTATGGTCTCACCAGGATACATATGCCCGACATAAAAGGCATCTCGGTGTTCCTCTGTGTAAGCCGTGGTTCCATCTTCGATCTTGCGTACCTTTACAGTAATAGACTTAGTCATAGTTATTCTCCTTTCATCACCTATTTATACGGCGCGAACATTTTGCTTGCTTACGGTGCGCTTTGGTCTCAGCATGGATGCGGCGGGTAAAGTTTATTCCCCGCCGACGGTTGCGTTCGAGCAAATGTGCAATACGCTTATCAGCTACCATTTTCATCTGGAGTGGGCCAATCTACGAAGCGGGTCTTCTCTTCCTGGATGTCTTTGCTTCTAACTTGGAAATATGTCTTTGCATTACTGATCGCTCTACGCAGCTTTGGCCTTATCGAGGGAGGCAGATCTTCAACAGAGAGCATCTTTGATAGGAAGTCGCCCTCGAATGAGCCATAGAGTTGCCCGAATGCAACATTGAGAAACTCGGGACTAGCAGTGTGAATGCCCTTGAAGGATAGAACAACAGCCTGCGCCCTGGATAAATATAGGGAGAGGTACTTACAGACGCGCATCGCATCATCGAGTCTCGTTGCATTAGTCTTGTTGCCAATGAGTTTGGTAAGCATAAGTATAGGCATTCGTTTACCCATAACTTGCATCACTTCCAGCAGCGCACATAGCCAGTACAAGAAAGCAGGCAGGAACGATGATGCTGAAGCTAAGGAACAAATATACGAACATGTGTGGCACCTTGAAGAAGACAAGAACGCAGGCAAGCAGTATATCCCAGAGCAGTGCAAGCATTGCAGAGATCAGAAGGCAGATCGCCCATATACGTTTCATCTTTGCTCCCTTTGATGCCAGGTCTTGGTTACAGGATCATAGCCCTTGGCAGGTCTATTGCGACCAGTGCCAGGTACAGCCGTCTTCTTGGAAGGATTAGGCAGAGTGCCCTTTTTGGTCGAACCGCCTTTTATGGACATAGCTAAAAGCCTCCTCTCTTGTCAGCTCCTGTAAGCCAGCAGATTAGCTCAACGGCAAAGTAAACCATTATAAGCAGAAATACGCATTCCATTGCTGCCTCCTTTATACAGGCGTATTATACCACAGAGGGAGGGAGATCCCCCTTTTCTCCCTCCATGACAGGAATTACTGGGCGAGCTCGACGGTCATTTGCCCGCGGCGCAGCACTTCAAGCTGCGCTGGCAGGTTCTCGGGAGTAATCGCCACTGCGCCGACGCGGATGTTACCCATCCACTTCAGGATCGTCTGGCCAACTAGCGCCTCTGGTTCCATATTGCCTCCACCGTGCAGTCGTACAGTTGCAAGGCGTGCAACCGGGGCATAGTCGGGCTGGGCATAGATGGCCTCGACTTGCTGGTTTACCCGCCAGGCCTGTGTCTGGGCGACCTTCGTGCGAATGTCGATAAGCCGGTCAGCAACCGACATCCCTGCCTGGGCAACCTTGGTGGCTACTTTGGAGGACATCCATTCATCCTTCACGTTGTAGTGAAGAATGATGGGCTTGCCCTTCAGCAGGAGTTCGAGGCCGACATGCTTGCAGAAGGCATTGCGGGACTTCTGTACCCACGGCGCCTCGCCTTCGACATAGCCAACATACTTCGCCTGCCATTCGAATACGAACTGGCCGCCGACGAAGCCGATGCTCCACCAGCCAGTGCGCAGCGGTTCTACGAACATACCAGCAAACTCGCCGGCATATTCGGTATTGACATAACCAGCATTGGACACATATCCCTTCGCCCACAACTCTTCCATCGTGTGCTTTAGATGGAGGCCGGGCACGAGCACGGGATAGATGCCGGCGCTGGCATCGAACATCCCATTCAGCAAGCCCACGATCAGATCGCGGCTATTGAAGCCACGGAACTGGTCGATGCGAATGATTGGCTCGCCTTCGCCAAACTTGCCGATGCTGATATAGCCAGGTGCGAATTTCAACTCGGGTAAATTCTCATACATTGGTGTTACCTCCTTGTTTTGAACAGGTGTAGAAACTTTGATCTTGCTTGTGGTACTAGTCTTCTTCGAACGTGCCATAGTTACCTCCTTGCGTGAAAGTGGGGCCGGTTTGCCCCTGCCCGCACTGGACTTGCCCCCCGTGTCCAGTGCGGTTATGGCAGGCCGACTATTTCATCTTCTGCTCGGCCTCAATTTGTTCCCCCTTGGCTGCCTTCCGAGAGGGCCAGATCTCATCGAAGTCGAGGCCCACTTTCTCCAACGCCTTCCTTGCATCTTCGAAATGCGTCTTGAAGGCCAGCGCTTCTTTCGAGCCAAGCCAGGCATCGATAGCGTTCACCTCTGCCTTGAGTTCCACGAAGCGGGCATATTCCCGATCGACGCTGATCAGCAGAGTATCAATCCGCTGATTGATCTCGTGCCTCTTCTTCTCAGCGCCGGGCGCATTGGAATAGATGAACGCTGCCATGCCGGGATACTGCGTGCAGAAAGCCTTCCAGGCATCTGCACGTTTCTCCTTGGTTCGGGACTCCCAGATCTCGAGTTTCCCCTGCGCTTCCTTCTGCTTTGCAAGCTCGGACTTTCGCAGATTCAGGCACTCGAAAGCAAGACCGCGCAACAGCGCTGCATCTTCCAGCGCTTGCGCAGTTTTATCTTCCTGGAGATTGATGAAATCCATAGGAAGGACGATGGGCTCGATCTGAGGTACCAGATCTTTAGCCTCTTGCAGACTTACACCCTTCATTTTGGCCATCGTTAACTCCTTTCATGAGTATGGCCGTACAGACCTGGAAAGCGCCAGGTCGCTCATCGGGTCAAGCCCGACTAGTCCCTCTCCGCAGGCTTCGAGCCAATTACCTGCCACACGGAAAGAGATAGGAGCTTACGCGAGAAAGAAGACCTCTGCGTTCGACTCCGCGGCAGAGCGGATTGCCAACTCTACTGCCTCTTCAAAGTTTGACGGTTCACCCCACACCCCCATGCTGCATGTCCCGAGTTGTTCGTCCCCCGGCTCATTTGGTACGTGACAGACGGGGAAAAGCCGGTCGTGTGTCTCGTTAGACATCACGAATACTGCATTAATGTAGTTGATTGTCCCACAAAAAAGTATGTATCTGACATCTTATTCTCCTTTCTTGGCCAGGAAGTGCTGGTACACTCTACTGCAACATTGCAGCATAATGCCCATAACAAGTGCGATCCTGTTATGGGGCTGACATTACATGGACTTGACAGACTGCAACATGTGATGAGGATGACATGTCTATGAAATGCAACATAAACATAACATCTGCAACACCTTGAGTAGATTACGTGCTGCCGAAAGAAAAACAATGGGCTAATTTCTATCCCGCATAGCCCAGATGCGGAGTCCATTACACGAACAGTGCCAGATACAGTACTGTTGCATAGAATGGAAGCGCTGGATAGGAAGCGACTTCCTTGCCTATCCTCAGGCATGTAGCCTGAGAGTATCGCCTGCGCAGGCGATATAGACCGCGTACCAAGAGCCTTGTCAACACGCTATTCCTCCTTCATTGAGACTGCGGGCGAGTTGTTCTTGCGTGCCCGCGCGAATGTGCGCCCATCGTCTGGGCGCTTGATTGGCGCAGGGATTGGCGCATCAGAGTGCAGCGCCTTGCCCTTGCCCAGGCTGACTACAGACATCAGCCTGCCCCCTACGATAAGAGACAGTCCCACTGGACATCTATTCAATGGGACTTGGCTTGGCTTCTCGAATGAAGCCAAGTGTGCAACTACAGTAGACATATTGACCTCCTTAGGGTCCTTGTCTAAGTCTATGGCAAACGTATTAGCCTGTAGTTCACCCCTGCTAATAGTTTCTTCAGCGTCTTATTTTCCCCATCTGTAAGTGCCAGAGGATTTATGTGTACACCCCCTTGGTACACATAAACCACAGGGAAAGGATTGGTACTGCCAATCCTCTCCTGCTTGACCTCGATGCTGAGGCCAAACTTGATCATAGGACCTCCTTACTAACAGTCTATGGCAAGTGCCATATTCGTGAGCCTGCTCGCACTACAGGCTCGACGATCATGGTCTTACCCGCATTGCTGCGTGTGCTCGATCTCAGTGTACCCCCAACCGCACTGAGGACAATACATATCCCCCTTGCTAGTCTCTTGTCTGATATGCAAGAGTTGCCGCAGTAAGCGAAGCAGATATTTGAGCATTCTTACTCCTTTCTTTGAATGTGGGCAGGGTACGTCCCTGTCCTAATGCCCCTACTGGGACTCGAACCCAGACCCTCTGCTTAGAAGGCAGTTGCTCTATCCATTGAGCTATAGGGGCCACTAGCTACCCGCGCGGTGCGGGCAGTCCTTGTGCACGCATGAATGCGAACATGCGGCACAGATAGTTGTCGAAGGGCATGAGGAACGGGCTTTCGCCACGCGCCTTATACTCATTGAAGACCTGTCCCTTGTGGATCATGCGCCGCAAAGAATTGGTCTTATTGTGCACACGTGGTACGAATGCACCATGTGCATGGCGCCGTGCGCGCTTGACCTTCTTGCTGTCTTTCCCTCCCTTTGAGCGTTCTTGCTCAGCCATGTCGATCTCCTTTCCTGGGCTTATAGGTTGATTTTACCATGCCCACGCAGGTCCCCCAAGTCCTGCCGCGCCTAGCCTAAGGGCACTAGGCAACTGTGGACGGCAGCAAGATATAGAGCACGGCGCTCCTGGTACTTGGCCATCCACTCTTTTACTTTGTGATACTCCCCCCGCTTTGCCGCATCGCCAGCCTCTTTTAGGGCTTGCTCTGCAGCCGCCTTCAGGGTTGATGTAGTTGTAGCCATTGCGTGCCTCCTTTCTCCAGCAGCGCTCGCTGCTGGGCGCTGGCCCTGCGGGCCACAGGACACGGGGGGAGAGCCTCTCCCCGCCTCCTGTGTCTCGCAGGAAATATTTATATATACCCCCCGCTCACTTCCCACCTCTCTCTCCCCTACTATTACCCTTTTACACCCTCGTAGGTTTTTTGGGGTATTGAGCACTGCTTGCTGCTTTATACTGCCGGTCTATGGTATAATATGCTTCTACCTCAAATCTTGTAGGCTCTTTCTCAGAGAAAGGATAATAAAATGGACAGAATCTTAGTTTGGTTGCATAATGCCTCGGCTTTTCACCATCGCCTGATGGCGAACTTTCTCCGCAGGCGTGGCTGGGTAGCATTCTACCTCGAGCCGCGAGCACGCATGTGCAAAGATGGTGTGTGTTGGTTGGCCTTGTACAATTCCCAATAGCTTCGGGGGTTTTGCAGCCCTCACCATGTTTACAATCTTTGCCGGTATATTGCTAATCGGCATTGCTTATGTTGATAAGCGGTGGCTGGTTTTGTGGCTCATCTATTAGATACCAATCGTTTTGTGTCTCACATTTGACATATTGTGAGACTATGGTAGAATGGGGACAGTATACCCGCCAGGCCTCTGCAGTCGCAGAGCGTCTGCAAGCTCAAATTGTGGCGGGTGTTCTTTTGTGGTAGAATTGGTATGATTGATGGATCAGGGTTTCCCGATCGTTGCCCGGAGCGTAACAGGCGTAAACCTAGACGCGAAAATCGTCAGTGGTATCGTCGGCTTACACGGCGGACAATGTGTGCAAATCACTACCTGGGCGATTAGGGCACGATGAAGAATTGAGAGTATCTAATGTTGACACTGAAGATTCGCAATGATAGTACGGGCACCGATAAAACAGGGAACTATGACTGTGCCGTCACGATCAATCAACACTGTCTTTGGAAAGGCAGGGTCGAGAGTTTTGCCAAATCCCAGGGCTATGTAAAGTTATTGCGGCTTGCAATAGCCGCGATTGATGAAGACCAGGCACTGGCCGACTACTATCTGGTAGCGCTCGAAGAGGAGCTATCATGATGACACCGAAGGAGTTGGAATGTTGACCAATATCCCCCCAGCAAATCGCCAACCCCAACGGCAATTCCCCAGTTCCATGCGAGCCGCCACAAGATCGGGTTTTGTCTTCGTCGGCGGACGGATTGGACGGGCCAGACCCGAGGGCGTAACCAAAGAAACATTTCGGCCCAAGACAATCCGCTCCAATCCACAAGCACAAAAGCAAAAGGAGGACCGCCATAAATCCCTTCAGATGCTCGCCAATAGTTTGCAAGAACTTATCACTACCGCTGTTACACCGAAAGAAGCTGAATTTTGGCAACAACAGTTGACAAGATTGAAAGGATCTAATATATGAACCAAAACGAGACGAAGATTGCCGACTTAATGACTAGTGTCCAGAAGAAATACTTTCCCGAGCTTCAAGACACAGTTTTTGAGGTTGTGTATGATGAATCCTTCGAGGGGGCATTGATGGGTAGAGCACTCTTCGGGAAAGTCCTCAAAGTAATCTTACACTATAGTGATGTGCGTATTTTGGAACCAAAGTATCGCATGGGATTGGTTCCCGTAATATCACACGAGTTGGCACACTATCTGGACCCGGTAGACCCAGAGAGGATCATGCAAAAACGTCTACCTGTAGAGATGATGAATCTTTGGCAGGAATTTCTGAAAGAAGGTTATGCCGTATGCAGCATGGCTCGATAACAAGGAGATGCCTATCCAAGAAGGAGAATGTCAATGGGCGATAGATATTGTGGATGTGGCTGTGGTGAAAATATAGCATTTCGGCCACACCATAAATATTACGGACTTCCTCAATTTGTCTCGGGGCATAACTCAAGGGTTAGGCCAGGTATTCCTTGTAGCAAAGAGAAGAAAAAGAAGATTTCTGATACAAAGAAGGGTCTGTTCGCCCAAGGATTATTGAGTTTATCTGGTGTGGCCCAGAAAGGAGATAAAAACTGGAGTCGAACACATAGTGTATGGAATAGGGGACTAAAGGGAGTACAGGCAGGAGAAAAAAGCCCTAGATGGAGAGGAGGTATAACGTCTTTATATATGCAAGTAAGAAATTCCGATATTTATAAGGAATGGAAAATAAAAGTATTTAAGCGTGACAAGAAAACCTGTATAAAGTGTGGCGCAAGGGGAAGATTGGTGAAGTTGAATGCACATCATTTAACTCCATTTGCTTTAGTTCTTAGAAAGAATCACATATCTTCTCTTAAAGACGCTTTGTCCTGTAAAGAATTGTGGGATCCTGGAAACGGAACAACATTGTGTGTATCTTGTCATCGAAATATTAAGAAAATTGAAGGAGGAAAGCTATGGGAGATCGCTATATTATAATTGTCGAGTGTCCAAGTTGTGGATTTATAGATGATAATTGCCCCTATGCTCCAACGTGTGGATTTCGCACCTGGAGATGCCCGGTGTGCAAGAAAGTAGTCGATCTGGAGACGTACACCGGCATCTCGGAGGCAGAGGCCTCGAATAAGGACGAGATCCGGCGAATTGTCAACGAGTTGGCCCAAGACTACGGGTTATGTGATTGTGGCTATCCATTTCCCGCGAGCGGCCATTGTAGAAGTTGCGGCAAATCAGTTTCCGACTTGGAGAAATCAAGTGCCTAGAAAGGGCATCGTTTATGCGGTATTTGGGGAGAAGTCCGCTGCTGCGGCTCTTGAAAGTTATCGTTCTGTCAGGGCAAGTATAGGTGAGGGTATTCCAGCAATTACCATTGGCACCCACCCCGTTCCCGGGCTTGACCATCTTGAATGGAAAGCGGGATCTCCATGGACAGGCACACAACCAGGGCGAAGATTCCTTGCAGGAAAAGTGAAACCTCTTCTTTACAACTATAGCCCCTTTGAGTACACCCTGTACCTGGATGCAGATACGGAAATCTGTGGGAATATAATGCCCGGTTTTGATTTTCTGCGGGAGTACGATATTTGTATTGCAGACGATAGGCGTTTCATTGAGGATACATACAAACACAACAAACTCGGCAAGGCATGGAACTGGGCGCGGGAGGAACGCGATTTCACTTCCGCCTTTCTTGGGAAGTCCAAGAGCCAAGAAATAAACTCGGGCGTGATCTTCTTCAGGAAGAGCACCCAATCCCAGAAATTCTTTACAAAGTGGCATGAGGAATGGTTGAGATGGGAACAATGGGATGAGCAATTTGCCTTTCTCCGAGCAGAACATACTTGTCCTGAAACAAAGATAAAGCATTTATCATCTATTTGGAATGAACAAAATCCTGCTAAGCCAAAGATAATCTGGCACAAGTGGGGATATGCCAGAGATCGACATATATTACCTGAGGCGAAGAGCGTATAATGGACAAGACGGCCATAGAAGAATACGATGCGTATTACACCAAAAACCCCAATCTTTGGGCAGATCTACCACGTGATCTATTTGCATTCAGGACAATCAATGAATATCTTGGTAGTCCCCCCAAAACATTCCTAGATATTGGTTGTGGCAATGGACACACGGTTGAGGTGTTTTCAGAGCGCTGGCCCAGCACCGAATGCTGGGGCCTAGATCTATCTCCTGTTGCAATAGAACTCGCCAAAAGACGTGTGCCAAAAGCCACTTTTGTGTGTTCTTCGATAGAGGACGCCACTCCCCGGAAGTTTGATGTTGTTGTAGCTCTCGGAGTTCTTGAACATATCGAGGATCACGACACGATGTTCGAAAGGTTGCACGCATTTGTTGGGAATATCTTGTATGTAGAAGTCCCTAACTGTATTGCCTATAAATCGAGCGAGAAGATTGAGGGATTTCGGCGTATCAATCAAGGCAACCGACAAGTAGAATGGCATCTATATCGAGAATCGTGGGAACAACGGATCGTCAATGCCGGCTTCAGGATAGTAAAGTCCATTGTTGGCCCAAGTATATATGCCGAGTTTGTCTGGATACTGCAGAGACCGCCCTATATTATAGGAGGCAAAGAATAATTATGACGATCGAAGAACTGCGAAACTTATATCCCGATGGTACCGCTTACTTGGTTGGCAAGGGACCTAGTTTATGGTATCTTGATGCGTCTTATTTTGGCCCTGGTCCTGTAATTACATTGAATCAGGCAATTCTCGTTGTTCAAGAACTTGGGTTGCCCAATCCGATATACTCATTGCAAAAAGAGGGTTGCAAGTTGCGCGGAATACAGGATCACGAATGCAAGTCCCCAATGGCATATCCCTCTGAGGACATAACCCTGATTTTGGCTGAGTATTCTAGGTTTTGTCTATCGAAGCACAAGCGAAGAATTTTCATTGATGTACACAATGATTTTGGTCTTTCGGCGGGAGAAATGAGTGTTCGAGTAGGTATTGCAATTATTAAGGTAATGGGATGTACCAAAATAATCTTTGCGTGCTGTGATTCGCTTGTTGGAAATATGCGAACATTTGATCCCGAGGCCGGAGAATCGGGGACACTAATGGCCGGACATGGTAATTATAAGTCGGTCATTGAACGCATGAAACCCGATCTCAAGACAGTGCAACACCAAGTAGTAATACCTTCGAGAAAAGTAACGGAGAGTGAAAAATGAGCGAGAATCTCGGAATAATATATATGACCTTTGGTCCTGTATCGGTACTTGCTGCCATCGAGAGTCTTAAGTCGGTTAGGGCGCAGAAGATAGATCTTCCTGTTATTTCTATAGGGACACACAAAGTACCTGGAACAACTTTTATTCAATGGGAAGGGAATAATCCCTGGGGGCCAGAAACGGTGCCTGGACGACTTAGATTTTGGGCCGGCAACGTAAAGCCGTTTTTGTACAAATATACTCCATTCGAGTACAATCTTTATCTCGATGCAGACACCGAGGTATGGGGGGATATAATGCCTGGGTTTGACTATCTCAAGGAATATGATATGTGCATATCCAAGGGATGTCGGTGGATGTTGGAGGACTTGTTCAAGCCAGACAATAAAAAGCCGGACTGGAATGCGCCGAGGAAGGAAAGAGACCATACTAGCAAGTTCCTTACCGGATATCCGCCAGATAAACACCCATATATCAATTCAGGAGTCATTTTCTTCCACAAGAACGAGCGCCTTGCGACACTCTTCGATGAATGGTACAGACAATGGAAACGTATACCTAACTGGCAGGAAGAAATGGCGTTTCTTCGGGCAATGAAGAATTGCCCTGATGTCAAGGTGTTGAGACTTACTAATGACTGGAACAACAATAGTCCCGACGAGAACACCCTCGTCTACCACATGTGGGGACTAGCCAGGGATTTGCATCCAATACCAAGGGACGGTTATCCATCACCAAAATTGGTGGAAATGAAAGGAAAGCGGGCAGTGACCGATCCACTTAATCCATTGGGCCTTGTATTTGCGGACCCGGGTTGGGAGGAGAAGGTTATACTAAAGGAGATACAAACGGACTATCGTACCGATACCTGGGGACTTGGCCCCAAAGATATCGTGATAGAGATTGGCGGACACGTTGGCGAAGTCAGTATGACCCTGGCAAAGAAGTATGGCTGTCGTGTCTATGTCTTTGAGGCGTCACCTTTCAATTATGGGAGGCTTATCAAGAATATCCAGCAGAATAAACTGACTGATCTCGTCAAGGTTCATCATCTAGCTGTTACCAAAGATGGGCGTAAAATAAGGATGAGCATGGGCAAGAATAGTGGTGCTCATCATATCTATGGCGCCGGCGGGGATCCAGAAGTACCCTCAATCACATTGTCTAAAATCTTGAGCACCGTAACGGGCACCAAAAGACCCATTTCTTTACTCTTAATAGATTGCGAGGGCGCAGAATACGAGATACTCGAAGACTTAGTCCCACTCAAGCATATCAAGGCCATCCGCGGCGAATTTCATGCCACTGGGGCGCACGGCGACATGGATTTACTACTTGCGCGCGTGCAAGAGGTCGTGCCCGATACGATCGTGAATATGCAGAGAAAGATAGCGCGCAATGAACCGGTGGTGGTGTTTACGCCAGACCTAATTGACAAAAAGAAGAAGCTGGCCCAGCTAGACGGCAGGATCAGTCCAATGGAGGGTGAGTATTTGACATACCTGGCAACCCAAATTCCCAAGGACGGTGCGATTGTCGAGATAGGTCCCTATCGGGGTATGTCCACGTGCTATTTGGGGATGGGATTGGTGATTGCGGAGAACACTACTGCAGTGTTGCATACTATCGATATTTGGACCATGGGGCGTACCGGTTCATTACGTTATCATTTGCCCGAAACCCCAAAGATCTTCAAAGAACAGATTATCTCGATCTTTGGCAGTTTCCCGTCCTTTATACATCCACACATGACGACCAGCCTAAGGGCCGCCGCCAAGCGCGGCAAGCCCATTAATCTATTGTTTATCGATGGCAGTCACAAATATGAGGACGTGCACGCCGATTGGCTTGCCTGGAATAAATTTGTGCCGATTGGCGGTTATATAGCTTTTCACGATCACGAGTTGCCTAAATATCCTGGTGTCTGCAGGGTTGTAGATGAAGAAGTAATACCTACCGGCAATTGGGCCTCTTTCAATCAAGTCGAGCGTTTGTGGAGTGCTATACGAATTAGATAATATGGTATAATCTTCTCTAGGAATACTAAAAGGCAGGTTGCCATGGGCGATGATGTCAAACAACCTCTGCGAGAGGCAATAGCAGACCACGCACACCGAGTATGGACGAAGTGGCTCAGTTATATGTTCGGCAAGGGTGTATTCAACGATAACGGCACCTGGACGCTGCCGAAGGACTTCGTTGATCGCTGGACCGCGCAAATGTCCCGGAAATACAAGGAACTGAGTGAACAAGAGAAAGAAAGCGATCGGCGCATTGCCGATCAATACCTGGCTATTTTTTGGCTTCTATCAAAAAAGGAGAAGACCGATGGCAAATAGGAGAGAATATCAGAGAGAGTATCGCAAGAAACATAAAGAGGAAACAAGTGCCTATGATGCCAGGTATTATATAGAAAACAAGAGGAAAATTACCTCCAGAAGTCATAATTATTATAAGAAGAATAAGGAAATTATTTTGGCTAAACAAGCCGAATATCGCCAGAGGCACAGTGAAGAAATAGTAGCCGGTAGCAAAAAATATTATGAGGAGCATAAAAAGGAAAGATGCTCCTATGGGATCAGTTATTATAAAGAAAAAGGAGAAGAAATTCGCGCCAAGAACAGAGAATATCACAGAAGCCACAAAGAAAATGGTACTATCAGAGGCAGAAGAGGCAGTCTTAAAAGAGACCATGGCCTAACTCTTGAGGAATATAGTGTGATCCTTGTTAATCAAGGAGGCATTTGCGCTATCTGTGGCGGTTCTCCCAATGGGAGACATCTTGCCGTAGATCATGATCATTCTACGGGTAAAATCCGTGGATTTCTATGTACTAAATGCAATACAATGCTTGGCAGTGCCAACGACTCGACAGAAATTCTAATAAGTGCAATTAATTATCTGCAGAAAGTAGGAAAGAAGGAGACAAAATGAGAATATTCGGCTACAATTATAAATTGAAATATTCGCCCTCTATGGAGAACGGCGGCATGGATCAGGCCGGGAGACTCCATACCGTGAAACAGATTATCAATGTTGACCCGGACCAACACAGGCAGTCGCAGGAGTCAACGGTGTTACACGAAGTACTTGAAGCGATAAATTATCATCTCCAGTTTAGTTTGCCCCACGAGCAGATATCGGGCCTCGAAACCTCGCTATACCAGTTTCTTGGAGACATTGGCATGGATACCTCGTTGTTACTCAAAGATCTTGATAGCAAGGAGAAAAATCATGACTAGAGCAATTGGCGTAGACATAAGTTGGTGGGATGGTGAAGTAGACTTTGCAAAAATGCTTGCGAACGGTGCAACATTTGTATATATCAAGGCGTCTCAGCGTATTGCAGATTTACGTTTCTTAGAATACTGGAGAGCCGCAAAGAAAGTAGGGCTTTTACGCGGTGCATATCACTATCTGGATTTTAGAATGAGTGAACTCGAACAGGCTAAGCTGTTTACGGGTTTGCTCAAGGATGATCCCGGTGAATTGCCGCCCGTTTGTGACTTTGAGCAAAAGTTAACAAGTGGCCAGCCAAGTCCTGCCGAAGCACGGGGGAGGTTGTGGAACTTCCTACAGTATGTAAAGGATAAACTTGGGAAGATCCCCGCGATTTATTCCGGTTATTATTACTGGAACGAATTTGGTTCGGTAGACATTGGCTGGAAAATATTCCCATTCTGGCTGGCATGGTATAGTTGGGAAATCTTTATAAAGACTCCCAGGCCATGGGCAACATGGACGTTTTGGCAGTATACAGATAGAGGTAAAGGCGAAGCATACGGTTGCGAAAGTCTTGACGTAGATCAAAACCTATTCCACGGGACCGTAGAAGAATTGTATAAATTCGCATCTACGCCGCCGGCAATTCTTCCTCCTTCGCCCCCGCCAGTAGGAAACTATACCGTCTTGGCGGCCTCATGGATCTTTAAAACCCCTAACGATGGCCTCAATTGTAAAATAGTTAGCCGCATAGCTATTGGGCAGATTGTTGTGGTAAGCGATATTGTAAATGACTGGGCCAGGATACCACTCGGCTGGGTACGACTGAAATATCTCAAGAAAGAATAAGGCAGAGACTAAAACGATGGATAGAAACAATTCTCTGAAAGTAGTTCTGGACATAGATGGGGTTTTGGCCGACTTCGAGGGGAAGTATTGCTATAACTTTGGCTACGAAAATAGGCGCCTGGTCAGTCTTGAGCAGCGACATCCGTACTGGAGGAAAGAAGTAAAGTGGTTCGTGGACAACCCCAAGACCTATATCGATCTGAAGCCCATTTCTCTAGGCGTACAGGTCTATAACGAATTGCTTGCAAGAGATTTCAAGATCTGGTTTGTAACCTCTCGGCCCAAAGAGGCCGTTGGTATAACTCAGTTCTGGCTGGATGCAGAGGATTTTCGGTTAGGCACACTGCTGATGAACGGTGGAGACAAGATGGAGATCATTGCATCGCTAAAACCACTGTTTATAGTGGACGATATTGCCGATGTAGCCCTAAAAGCCAAGAAGTTGGGCATTCCAGCACTCTTGATTGCCCAACCGTGGAATGAAGCGAGTTCGGTACCGAGATTTTCGAACATTGATGAGTTCGATAGAGAGCTTGAGGTAATATTGGCAATGAGGCACAATGAAAATAGGTGTACTTCTCAGTAAGGATGACATCCTACAGGGATTGCCCGGGGATACCGTTCCACGGCTCGCGAACACTGGGGTTGACTTCGTTATAGTCAGCGTGGACGCCGACACCAAGATGCCGGAAATTGAACGGTTATTCTGGGAGATAAAGGGGAACCAGCTTGAGGCGGCTTTGATTTTCTCTCCAACCTGGAGAAGAAAACTCGCCTGGTTGGCACCGATGCTCGATGTGGTCCAGAAATACCAAATTCCGCGTGTTTTTGTCCGTGTTTATGAGACATTGGGCCCCTTACCAGAAGATATAGCCGAAAGACTGACAAGATTTCTGGCCGATGTGGGTTTTCCCATAAAAATCTGTGTTTACGGTGCACTTGCGAGCCCGAATATGACAAAAACAGCACTCGGGCAGGTATTCCGCGGCCTTAAAGACAGAATTGGACCAGATAACCTCTATTTCTCGCCTTTACTCTCTTGGAAAACACTAAATCAGCCACAAGCACGTGGGTATAAACAGGTCCCAGGCATTTTTATGGGTGCCTGTACCCCAGAAGAACTGGAAATCACACTCAAGACCCTGGGGCAGGACTACGATGAGGTATTCCTGTTCCCCTATACCGCTATCTTGGGCACAGTTATCAAAGAGCAGGCGAAAGCCACTGAAATATCGTCAATTCCCAAGGTCTGGAAGATGAAGTGTGTACAATCAACGGCACTGCGCTCAAGTCCAACTCTGGGCGCGAGTATTCGTGGTAGACTTCACGAGGGAGACATTATCAAACTTCTTGAGGCCCCCACCGAACTTGATCGCCAGGAATTTGGCAGGGTTGGCGAGAATTTGTGGGTGCTCGTCAAAAATGGCTTCGTTGTCTATCTGGAAGAAGTAGAATAGATGATAAGAATAAAGCAGAGTAAAAAACCCTATATATGTCCCACGGTAGAGGGACAATGGAGAACAAAATGGCACGATTGGTATTATCAACTACTCCTGGAAAGACCGTAAAACCAGAGAATAGAGCAGAGTTTGACCGTGAGGGTACAGTCAAATACTTCCTTTCTCACAAGATCCAGCCGATATGCCTTGAACGTGAGGACCGACGGATGATCTTTGTCTTCGATAGGGAGGAAATCCGGTTCCTGCAAGATGCGATGCTCAGTAATATGGAACTCCCAACAGACTACCGGGATGTACTCCTGGCCGACGAGATTTGGGAGAACGGATTAGCACTCTTACGCGATAGTCTAAGGAACTAGGATGCCCTCGATTCACGCAATGACTGCTGCCGAGATTGAAATTCTTAGGGCCGGGGCGGCCAATCCCAATATTTTCTGTGATTACTGGTTCAGAAAACCAAACCAAGAACACGGATGGATGCTGGACTGGAACTTCGAGTCAGAGGGTAAATGGCAAGAAACAATGTGTATGGCAACGCAATCGTTTATTGTTGCCATCTGTGGGATCAGTTGCGCCGACATTGATAGTCATCTCTATGATGTAGAACTTGGGAGATATGTATCATTTAGGTGGCTTCTTGATAATAAGAGGGCGCCAGTTGTTTTAGCCCGCGGCATATCAGGATGGGCAATGGTCCAGGCAACACTGCCGTTCTACAAGGGAAAGGCCAGGGCAAAAAGACTTTCCTTCTCTAATGGTAATACAATTACCGTCTCTCTGGATCATCGTTTTATGACTGCCAGCCAAGGGTTTGTACGTACTCGCGATCTACGGCTCGGAGATGTTCTAATCGCTCCTCATATTTTGCCTGCATTTGCTCCCAGTGCCACAGTAGATGTTCGCGATTTGTCGGGAAAGTCATCAGGTTTCCAGGGAGATTATTCTTTCCATCCCCATCAATATGATGTACAACCTCGCCCGGATGAAGAAGTCGGCCAAGTTCCTTTTCAACGACAAGACGATGTTCTGCAACCCAACCATTTGATTTCTTCTGACCCATATACCCCTCTGGCGCGGGTACAAAGTTATAAGAATTATCCTTCCTATTATAATAGTCACCATCGACAAAGGCAGGACTTCTTTCCCCCACACCACCGTGCTTCCTGTTCCGTTTTTGGGGACAATGGACAACCAACCAGCGACGAACGTGCTCAGGATCGGTCTTTAGTTCGAGGGCATCAACAATTCTCTGGCAACTCCAACCAAGATCTCCCAGATGTTTCAGTATTAGAGAATAAGGATCAAGTTTCGAGCCCTTCTTTCTGCGGCGAGTTATATCATAGTGAATATGCCAGTGATTTTTCTTTACCAGATACCAGAGATCTTGCTGTCTTATCCCGAGGCGCTTTGCTACAGCCGTCTGTGTCCCAAATTGATCAACAAGTATTTGAAGTTCTTCCTGATCCATGTTTCTCTCCCAAGAATAATAAGTGGGACTATTATACACCAATTATTACTAAAATAGAGGATGTTGGAGAAATAGATCTATATGATATCCATGTTCCCGGCTACGAAAATTATGTTATGGAGGGTGTTGTCTCTCATAATTCTGGCAAAACCGTCGGCGTGGTGATGGGTGCCGCCTATCATGCGGCGCTGACGCAATTATTCAAGTTTATGAATGTTGCACCCAGTGCCTGGCAGTCAATGCTTATGTATCGAGCGCTAATGGAGCAGGTCGAGGGCACACCCTTTGAAAAACTCATTGTCTCTGCGCCAAAGCGCCCCTGGCCGCAGGTTGCCCTCGAGTATTATATTGGCACCAAGAAATTCTCCTCGCTTCTGGAATTTCAGACATTGGGTGAGGAGGGGACTGCAGAAAACATCTTTTCCTACCGCGGCGACTGGATCAATATCGAAGAAGCCGGGAAAATAGACGATTTGGGGGTGGTGGTGACAAACCTAGTCACCCGCCTTACTGGCGGCACTGCCGAGAACCGCCCCTATCTAGGCCGGCTTTCGCTCATCTCTAACCCGTGGGAAAACCCCGAGCTGTGGCAACTCTATGATATGGCAGCAGCGGACAAAGAGGACGGGCTGGTATTCAACATTGACACCAAGTATAACAAGAATACGACCGATAAACAGATCCGCTTTGCGCTGAAGATGATCCCCAAAGAACTGCACAACCGTTTCATGACCGGGGACCGCCCACAGGGTAAGGGTTCTTACTTCCCGGCCTCGACTGTTGATCCCTGCTTGGATGCCGGGCAATCAGAGATAGTCCTGAATGCCATCGACAAAGGCGAGGCTGGTTATGAGATGGAGACCTTGCCGCACATGGGTGCGTTCTATCTCAGACAGCCACGTAAGGCAGGACGCCAATATTTCATCATTGGCGACCCAGGCACAGGCGTGGCACCCTCCCGAAATGCTCCCTGTATCATCGTTTTTGATGTCACAGAGGCGCCAGTGCATAGTCCAATAGTTGCTTTCTGGTGGGGTAATGGCGCAGGCTCGATCATGCCTTTTGTGAGCCGTTTTATCGAGTGGATCGATACTTATGGACCCATATTGGCTGCCGTGGACAATACCGGGCCCCAGAAGAGTACGGCGGAGCTGATCAGCACGGATTATATCTACGGCAAGAAGAAGTCGGTCATTTCAATAACCGGTCTTGACTTTTCGGGCGCAAAAAGGTATAGTTACCTTGTTGCACTGAGACTATCGCTCGAAAGCAAGATGCTCTCATGGCCTTCGATCTGTACTGGCATAGGAAGCCAACTAAAAAACTATGATCCTATCGCGGATAAAGCAAGTGGTGGCAAGCTGGCGCAAGACGTTGTTGCAACGTTGGCAATGGGTGCGTTTGCGATCCGGGCTTATTATGGCGATTTTGGAGAGGAAAACAGCAGCGAGACTGGCGATGATAGCCCTGGACTTGTCTCGGGGCGCCGACATGATAGAAATGAAGTACGTACCCGCAGGCGAGACGAGGCAGGTTCGTCAACGACGTGGCCTCGATAGAGAAAAAAGGAAAGGTCGATAGATAGGGAGCAGAGAAAAGCAAGATGAGGAAGTTGATCGGCTATGATCAGATAGACGATTTTCGCCAGGGCCCCTATTATCTTATTGTCTGCATTGGGCATTGTGGTATACTGGCCATTAGATTTTGGCCGCCCAGAATACTCTTTCGTAGATACTTTCGGGAGTATGGTATAATTGAGGGAACAAACCAAATTCAAGAGGAGATGTAAAATGTCAACCACTAATTTGTCTTCCGCGTGTGTGCCAGCCTCAGGACCTGAGGCAAAGAGGAACATCCCGATGTACTCGGAAGGAATTGCCAAGAGTCTGTCGGAACTCGAGGAGACCATTGGCAAACTAGAGAATAGACTTAGTTCGGCCTTGGTTCCTGCCATTCCAGCACCGAGCTGCAATGAAAATCAAGAGAAAGTCTTGCCGATATCGCAAATGGCAGAGGAATTAAGCAAGCACATACTATATATTGATATACTGAACTCACGGCTCCGATGCCTCTGCGATAGGTTGGAGATTTGACATTTCCGGGTGGAGCTTGCTTTTTTCAGGATAACACCTTATAATCTAGCCTAGACCAGAAGTAAACTAGAAGAGAACAGACGAGACGAGGGATATATCTATTCTGTTCTCTTTTTTGCGTTTATTATGGCTGAGCTAACAAACTTCTCTGCACCCTTTACTCTTCAGGAACTCAAGGGGTTCCCGTATACGACCTATATGACCCAACTCGAGAACTATGCCATGCTCGAGGATTGGTATTCCGGCGCCAAATTGGACGACTTCACCGTAGATACTGCCTCCGGGAAGAAGATAGATAAATACCCTATCAAGATCAATCCGCTGAAGGGTACCTGTGAGCGACATACATCGGCGTTATTCGGGCAGACACTGGACAGCATTCACTACGGAGGCGTACCGGTCAGAATATTGGCTGATGTAGAGAAGGGCAAGAAAACACAAGGCAAGGCGGTCGAGAAGGCACTGAAAAATGTCTTTGAAGACAACGGCGGCGGCGCATTATTCATCTCGAATGGAATTATCTCGCAATACCTCCGCGGCTGTGTCTTTAGTGCTAGTTGGCTGCCAATAGAAAAGCGGATTGGCATTTTCAATCCCTCGCCAAAAGAGTTCATCGGTTTTCCCAAAGGCGCCAATTATTGGGAGCTAAGAGAGGCCTGGATCGTTAGGGAGATTACCAAAGACGATATCAAGTCCTATAAGACCGAGTATGCCCTTAGCGAGAATGACCTCAAGTATTTCTATACGGAACACTGGACAGAAGAAGAATACGAGATTGCGATCAACGGGCAGACAATCATGTTCGGTGACACGCCTCAAAAGGGCGTAAATCCCTTTGGGGTTGTCCCAATAGAATATATCCCACACTTACGGACAACTACATTCCTTGGCAACTCCATTATCTCTGAGATGATCAAGGGTGTTATCAGAGAAATAAACTTACGCTGGGCAGATACCGGCGATGCGGTCAGCGACGACTCGCATCAGCCAATTGCAATGCGCAATGTAAGAGGCGCTGTACAGGTCAAGAAGATAGATGGCCGGCCCATCCTTGACCTTGGCAGTACTACAGGCCTTGCGGGTAATGAGGCAAACCCGGACCTACTGACGGTCTCTCTCAAAACTGCTTCGGATGTAATGCTTAGACTTGGCGGAGAACTTTACGATATCTATCGCCGCGAGGCCATTCATCCGGCAGTTGCAGATGGGGAAGACGAGGGTTCGCAACGTTCGAGCTTGACCCTCTCTACAAGGATGTGGCCGCTGGTCACACACGCTGAGATGGAGCGCATCTTCTGGACAGTCGGCCTGGCTAAGTTCTGCAGGATCTTATTGAAGATGATGTCTATCAAGGGTATCAACGAGATCACAGAGGAACATATTGCTACACCGCTTATCATTTCCTGGGCACCGATGTTGCCTGTAGATCGTACTGCACTTATCAATGAGGCTGGCATCCGCGCGAAATACAAGTTAGGCTCGCAGGAGCATCTCATGTCCCTCTTTGGTGACATTCCTGACATCGAAGAAGAGAAGGTTAAGATCAAGGAAGAGACTGCGGCTGCACCACAAAAACCCATAGGCAATCTGCCCGATAATAGCAAGAAACCGGGTATCCGAAAGGATACCGAGCCTATCGTAGCTTAAGGAGATGCAATTATGGCCGCTCATGTAGATGCCGAGGATAGAAAGAAACATTCTGCCGTTGGAGGGGGCCGATTTCCTGTTGCTACCAAGCAACAGGCTATCAGTGCCCTGAAATTACGTGGTAAGTCCCGCTCGAAGGAAGAGCGTAGAAAGATAATCCGCGCCGCCGCTAAATTTGTACCCGAGATGGCTCATCAGGCCTGGCTAGAGGACAAAAAGGCGGGACTAATTTAGTTCTATAGGAGAAATATCATGTCCAACCCTTCCCCGACCCTTGATCAGGATCCGGGCGCCGGTGGTGGTACCACCACTCCGTCCGACATCGCTGGTCAACAGGATAAAACAGACTACAAGAAACTATATGAGGAAGCGCAAGCCAAAGCGACCAAGGAATTGGACACTGCTGAAAAAAGGCGCGCTGGCCTGCAAGTCACATACCAGAAAGAACAAGATGCTCATAAGGTGACTACAACAGAACTTGAACAGCTCAGAGGTGAACTGACCGTGCTCACCAGCGAAAAAAGTTCCTTCCAGGACACCCTTTCCAAGTTGGAAACCGAGAAGACTGGACAGGAGATTGAGTTGGAGACCTTGCGCCGCAAGGATAAGCGAGCAAGTCTCATTATGGGAAAGTTTCCAGAACTTGCAACTTTTGAGGCTGATGGATTGCTTCCAGAGGCCGAAGAGGAAAAGCTCGAAGAGACTTTCGGCAACTTCTTGACCAAGCTCGGTGTCATCAAAGAAAAGGGCAAAGAGGACTTTGGGAAAGGCGGCGTGACCACGCCTCCACCGCCAAAGACCACGGAGCCCGAAGGCGCGAAGGCACTAATGCTGCAGATCAATGCCGCCGCCATTGCTGGCGACCAGAAGTTGTACAATGAGTTGTACGATAAGTATGTAAAGGCCACCCAAAAAGCATAAATCCTGTTTAGCAATTTTTGGAGGCTGTCATGGCTGATTTAACTTTTGAAGACTATTACAATATCAACCCGATTTCTGTGGTTGATCAGAACCTTTGGGACGACAAGGTCCCCGAGGTTATCCTGAACTTCCAGCGCGGCCCGACTATCTATACCCCCTTGATCGACTGGGTAGATCAGTCCCGCGCGACTGGAGCTTCAACATCCATATTTACTGACCTGCTCGAGGGCGATGTGGACAATGATGAAATCGCAATCACTGACCAATACATCCCCGAGCCTGCCGGCGTCGACTCCAGACAGCGCAAGCTCATGGTCAAAAGATATGGCGACAAGGTGCAATATGCCAAGAGTTCCGGCGTCTTCCAGATGTGGCGGATGTCCGGTGGCCGCGACTGGCGCCCGCTTCTGCGTGGCCTCTTGGGCAACAATGTGCGCCGAAAGCTGGAGATCCTTGCACGTAATGCACACCTGCTCGGCCCTCGTTCCTATTGGACCTATGCCGGTGGCGCCGAGGACTTTGGAGATCTCAGCGCGGAAAACAAGTTCTCCTTGAGTGCTGTTAATGCCTGGAACCTGCGCCTGGGCAATATCGGTACGCCGATCATCCCTGGCACCGCTGCTTCTGCGAAACTCGCTATCGTTCCTCCTGGCGTCATCTATGACTTCCAGGAATCGCTGGCCGGCGCCAGCACGAGTGAGGCCCAGATGTGGCGCGATGCGTCCCTTTACAAGGACAAGCTACAGTACGAGATTGGTGTCTACAAGAACATTCGCTTCGTCGAGTGCCCGAATGATACCTATGGCCAGAACTCAGCCATTCTCTACAATGCTGGTCCCATTGCTGTCCAGGCCGTTGTCAAAGAGCCAATCAACCGCGGCGATGGTTGTCCGGATCCTGAAAACACTGCCGTTGACGATGTTTGGTATGTCGGCCAGAGGGGCGTTACGCACTTCATTACGTTGGCCGATGACACCGATATGTCCATCTTCGAGTTGAACGATCAGGTATCCATCCATACCCAGAGGACCAGCGACTTTGGTGTGGTCAACGGCGTGAACTTCCTGAGTGGCAAGACCATTGTGCGCCGCATCGTGGATATTAACGATGGCGAGTATGGCGATAAGACACTATCGTTTGATCGCCCGATCATGAAGCCCTATACGGTCGATCTGGGCACCGACGAATTTGCCTATGTGACCAAGGGCACGCACGTTGCCTTCAACCTGGTCCTGGGCTCTCGCGGTGGCATCAAAGGCAACGTCAACCAGCCGCTCGCGTTCTACGAACCGAAGCCCGTTGACGACTTCGAGAGTGTTTGGCGCTATGTTTGGGACATCATTGCTGGCTACAATATTTGGGAACCGTCCCTCTTTGAGTGCCACTTCTCCGCAGTCACCTTGCCGAAACCCGGTGGCGTGATTGCACCGCCTGCCCCTGATTTGGGCAGCTAATCAAAGTATATAGGAGTGCGGCATGGATCTTGATTTTGGCGACCTGAAAAGGAAAGTCATTCGTATCCTGGCGGACGATATAGTTGAGCCAGACTATGGCGAGACTGTTGGCGGTACTGTTTACAGTGCCGATACCCTAAAGGATGCGATCTGTGCCGCACTCGATGCAATAACCGTAAGAATTTGGAAGTCTCAGACAGAGGAAATTGGCGGCGGCGAGTCTGAATATGACGCCCCGGAAGATGCCATTGGCATTGAGGGCGTTTATGACAAGACTGTTGGTTTATTCCTTCCAATGATGGGCCTACAGGCAAACAGGAACACTCTTGTTGGATTTGAAACGAATGCCTGGACAGACTATCCTGAAGGGACGATCGCCTTCGTCAATGTTTTAGGCACTGACGGCGCAAAAATCTACTATAGTGCTTCCTGGACTAAACCGGCTGATGACGACGATGCTCTCGAACCCCCGGAAAGTACAGTCACTGCTCTTGTTTTATTTGCGGCCTCTTATTGTCTACTTAATAAAGCGGTTGGTTCAGCCAATATCCGGCAGTTCGACACAAAAGTTGACTCCGGGCAACCGACTGACAATCCGTTGAAAGATATGTCCGACTTCTTCTTACGGCGCTTCGAACTCGAGCTGCAAAGGATACCTACACGGCAAAAGGGCATATTACAATGACACAAGTAGTGAACTTGATCCTCGATGCACTGGTGGCACATCTCACAGATGTGCTGCAGACCAATGTTAGTAAAACCGATCCTACCTATGTCGATGTTATTAAGAAGGGTCTACTCCAAAGCGACAAGACCCAGAAGAATATACAGATCGGCGTAAGTGGCGGTGATCACGAGGATCCGCTTTACACTGACGGCATTGTGACCCTTGAGAAGCTACCCAACATTGGTTTTACTCTACCGGCCAGAGAAATAGGTGGTGGGGAAATGTGGTGGCGTAGAGGCGTAGCAAGGCTTGAGTGCTTCTTCATTCGCGAGAATCTCACGGAGGACGAGGCGCATGAAACAGCCTATGATATTCTTGGCAGATTGATGAGTTCGATAGAAGATACCAGTTTATACGGCCTGACGGACGACTACGGCGAACATGCTATCAAGATGTTCTGTTTTGGCAACACTTTCTTTGAAAGCGGTGGCCCGCCTAAACAGTTCATCTTCCGAGGCAAGGTTCTCTGGCAATGTCTTACTGAAAGGCCCTAGCATTTATCTTTTTATAAGTCCTGTCTATGACAGGCAAGGAGTTTTACAATGGGAATTACCGCTGCTTCGGCAATAATTGGCTTTGCCCCCCAAGCCGGCATGGGCGATTTCAGTCCGCCCTACTGGTACAAACATCGGGCTACCATGGTCGACCTGGACGTGATGGATGAAGTTCGCGAAGGCGTCCCGGAGATTGGCGGCGTGCCCGTGCCAACTTTCCCCTATAAGGCCGGACCCGTGGTTGCTGGCGGGTTTACGATCCAGCCGCGCCTTGAAAGTACACTTGGCTGGTTGCTGTATGGTCTCATGGGTGCTGTTGATAGTGATGATGACGACTACGACTATTCAGAGAACATCGTCAAGCATATCTTCGGTTTTGCCGCTGAGCCATCTTATGTCCCCTGGATGAGTTTCCGTAAGCATATCCCGCCCAAGGAGGCTAATCCGGCCACCGATCTGGGCCAGATCTTCAGGGATTGCAAGATCGTGGGTGCTTCACTGGTACTACCCAACGACGCGCCACTGACGATGCGTGTCGATGTGCTCGGGCGCGAGTTCGAGCTCGATCATGCACCGGACCAGTGGTCATGGGAAAACGAGTTCGAGTCCTGGGAATCAATTCCCGTAGGTTGCCAGACTGGTGGCTGGCTCAAGATTGGCGATGGCGGCGACGAGCTGCCTGTGGTTGCCGCAACCGTCGGTTTCCAGAATGTGCCTCTTGATATTCGTCAAGAGCGTGTCTATGGCAGTCCATTCCTTGAGGATGTGACGATCGTTCAGCGGCGCTTGGCCTACGATATGACCGTCAAATGGAACAACCCCGATCTTTATGCTGCCCTTCTGACCGGTAGTGCTGTTGGCACTGAGTGGTCCGGCAAGCCGTATACCACATCCTTCGAGGTCAAGGCCGTCTCTCCGATGAATACACCCGAGGACATTGAACCCTATTCACTGGTGGTTGCTGCTAACAAAGTCATGATGTCACAGGTTGGCGGCCTTACCCTGGCTGGCAACCAGTCTATCCTGCTGCGCTTTGCTGGTGTAGCACTTGAGACTGATCCCGATATCGCCTATGCAACCTTCACGCTGCGCAACCTGGTCCCGGAATACATCTGGCCGACCTAAGCACGATAAATAGATAACCCAAGAGAGGGGGGGCATGGCACCAATATCTTGCCCCCCCTCCATAGCCTTATAGGAGAAACAAATGGCACTAAAACTAACTGCACCAATCGAGAAAGACTTCATCCTCGAGAAGACGGACAAAGAATATGATGTCAAGGATGATCATACTACTGTCCGTATCCGCCAGGCAACTCAAGGCCAATGTGAGGTGCGCAATGCGTTACTGTCGGAGTTCACCCGCGTCTTCGATGGCGACCAATTAACTGTATCTCAGCACTTTTCCCCCGAGGAACTCTATCGCAGAGAGGTAGAGCTGACAATGGTGGGCTGCAATATCGAGAATGATAATGGGAAGCCGACCTTCTTCTTCAAGGACGGCAAGGTAGATCCGGCCTCCTTCAAGAGAGGCTGGGCGGGGCTTCCTCCAATAGTCGCCGAAGAGATCCACGATAAAGTCCTCGAGATGAATCCTCTGTGGGCTGGGCCGATGGGGGAAGCCTAGTCGCGGGGAAATTGGAGAAGTTACGAGACGAGATTAGAGAATATTATGGTCTACTCAATGAACTGAAGGCAGGCCTCAAGGTTGATTTCCCAGAAAAACCTGAGGCTATGACCTTGTATGAAAGATGCAGATCTACTGGCCTTCCACTTGTTGCCGGTGGGGTACTCGACCAACCACATATCTGGCTCTTGGAGTGGTCGGTGATAGAACAACAAATTGCTATTATGGAAAGTATACCAGGAGCCTCTGCAAATGCCACTTAGAGTTCCATTCTCCAGCCAAGAGAACGATCCGATCACTGCCAGATTACGGAGTATGCTGGGCGGCGAATATGCTATTTCGCGGCAGCTTGTAGAGAAATATCCACGTTACTTTATCACAATGAGCGGTAGTGGGGAAACGCTGCCTTTGGATATTGCAGAAGGATATGGGGGGCCTCTAGGACAGACTTATCTTATCGGCAGGCAAACAGCAGGCCAGCAACCCTATGTGGAAACTGGCTTTTTCAAGTTTCGCGTAAATCCGAAGACAGAAGAATACGCTGAGACACCACAGGTCTTTTCTCCTGCGGAGCGCCTGGCAATGACTGTCTCTGGCGCATTTGGGACAAAGCGGCCTGGGGAAACAGCAGAGAAAGCCTTTAGTAGACTGTTGTCCTATGGCGATACTATGTTGGGTATCCCCCCTGCATATCTTGATGTCTGGAACCCACAAGGCGCTGCACAAAGACAGAGAATGCAGGGGCGTGTTCAGTTTGCTTTCGAGAGTACAACTGGCAAGGCTGAAGATATACCACCCTGGGTGCCTGGGAATGTTGGGAAAGATATTGAGGCAAGGATTGCCTCTCTCTCAGGGAGAATCGTAGAGGGCAAGCCATATACTTGGACCGAGCTGGCTAAATATGGTCTCATGTATGGCAAGTCTGGGATGCTAGAGCCACAGGCCTTTGGTGGTGCCGGTGGTGTTAGAAGTACTTATGCGGGCCAGCCTGGCGAGCAAACAGTTCTGACCAGGGAAATGCTCGGCCCACGCGAGCCCGAGAAAACCTTCAAATCCTCTTCTCTCTTCTTCGGCACACAGCAAGCCAATGCCTATGTGATGGATTATTCTACGGGTCGGCCTATGTTGAGGGCCATCAAGCCCGAGGTTATTACTCCGGGCGGAGAACAATATCTTGCGAGAGCCAATATTCTCTACCCCGGAGAGAAAGAGGGGCGCATTGGTGAACTTAGAAGAACCCTGTTTGCACCCACGGGCATCCCCGGTGCAGCAGTAAGTTATGAGAATCCTGCACGCCCCGAGAATCTGACTTTTGGTTTTCAACGCCGCTATGTCTCTCCCGATATTCCAGTAGAGGACTTACGCACCCTACTTGGTGAGGGGCCGGGCTCTCTGGCAATTCAGAAGGGACTTGTTGGTAGAACGGTGCCTGCTGGCGGTCCTGGTTTGACACTTGGCAGGTTCAGACTACCAAGGGGTGAAGAGGAAATTATTGGACGCCCAACCGAGGTGGGCGAACCCAGTAAGTTCATGGGCGTGGCTGGTTCTGTTAGCAATTTCCAGGTACGTGCCGCCTACTTGAATATTCCCTCTTTCTGGGATCCGGTAACGGGTAAGGCCGTAGCGAAGGGAGTTTCTACCGAGCCTCTAGTTGCACAACTCCAGGCACAATACCCCGATCTTATAATTAACAGATCCAACATCAGTACAGTAAACCTCTCTGCTTATGGCATGGCTTATGATGTTGGCGCGAAGGCGCGTGGACTTGGGGAGAAAATCGGTGCTTTCTCTGCCGGCACAACTGCTTCTGTCCAGCAAGGCGGTCTTAACCTACCAGTGACCGACGTACATGGCGAGGTCAAGGGTGCCGGCATAATGGACGTTATGGGCATCATGGCAGCGCAGTCCCGCTCGCAGATCCTCAATATCTTCCAGGAATATGCAGGTAAGACTGGTACGCCAGAAGCAGCCAGGTTGTCTCGCTGGGTTGGGAAGAATTTCCCCGAGGGCGCCGGTGGTATGCAGTTAGATCTTGAACGCCTTGGGCAATACTGGCAAAGACAGACCCGAAAGAGCGATGTGCCCTTCACGGGTACGGGTATGGAGGCGGCTGCGGATATTTTCAATACGGTTTTCTTCAAGGGCGTGACGCCGGAGTCTCCTGAGAATATTCGCCATCTAAGGGAACACGAGATTGGGTTAGTGCGAGATCCTTCCTTCTCTTATCGTGCTTCACCAGACATGATCAACTTCATGACGATGCAGGCCAAAGAGGTTCTGCGCACTATGCCGGAATTCAAGAATGCTACCGAGGCACAACTTGAGGCGGCTGCAAGACAGAGATATTCTACTTCTGCAGAGGGTGGTACGCCTAGTCAGATAGCAACTTCCATCTTGGCTGATGTAGAGGGAAACCGCGCCGAGTATCCACTTCTAACACAGACTGCTGCAGGTGCTGTACCCTATGCAAGAACAATGAACTACATGGTACCCGAGTATGCCGGTCGCGCACGTGTAAATATGGAACTTGGTGCTGGCCTATCGCAGAAATGGCCGGAGATGTCAAAGTGGTTAGGCCTACTGAATACTGTGCCCGGCGACGCTACAAGAATGCAGGGCGCCTGGAAACAGGCCTTTGGCTTCTATGCACAAACCAAGTCTGTCGCGGCTGGGCAAGGCTATAGACCAGAAAACGCGATCGAGATGACGCCCGCGTTGCTGCAACGGGCCTCGGCAGTCCTAGAGGGCACTCGAGGCATGCCTTCTCGTGAGCGCCTTGAGGCTTTTCGTGGTGTTATTGGCGATGCCGGAGAGACTGCTGGCGTACCTTATTTCCCAAGGACAGGTGTTTCGCTTGTGGCACCCAGGGCAATGCAGGAACTGCAGTATGCACCACTTGGGACCGAGATCGGCGGTGGTGGGCGTACTTATTTCAAGGCACTTAGGGCTGCCGTGGCAGCGGAGCAGGCCGGCTCTCGCACTGCTGCCCTTGGTGGTATTGCAGGTCTATATAATCTCTTCAAACAGAACTTCTCTGAGCGAGGCGAGGCCTATAAAGAGATCGCCTCCAGGGAAGTACCGAGTGGCGCAACATTGCGTTATGCAAGTCTGCCCGGATTACAGACAAACGAAATGCTTATGGCTCCCGATACAAGGGATCTGGTGCTTCGCAGGCTTGGTTTTGCGGAGAGCGAGCTGCCCGGTGCCAGGCAGCAATATGAAACTATTGCCACATCTGGCAAACTCGCAGCTACCTTTACCCGTATTCCCGTAGGTTCGCGCGCGGAGAGTTCTCTGGCCATGCGGGAAATTGGCTATGGTGAATATGCGGCTCGCGTTGGCTCTGAGGCCGCGGCTGCCGCACTCGCAAACCCCGAGAATAGAGGGGGCGCTTTTGTTGGTTTTGCCGCGGGTACGCAAGCCTCTCAGGGCGATCTGGACAGGGATATCGCAACGGTAATTCAGATGTTGCGTAGAACTCCAGAGGGCAAACTAGAAACTTTTGCAACCGAGGATTTCTGGAAAGAAAATGCAGCCCTGACCCCCGAAAAGGCCACGGGTATAGCAAAAGCACGCTTCCAGGATGTTGGTATTTACCAGAGATCGTCCTCGACCTTCAATGCGATGAAGGATGTTATTCAGGGCGTTGATCCTCTTGGCAAGGGCAATGATCTACAATGGGGCGGTATGAAAGAGGCACAGGCTGTGCACCGCCAAATGGCAGTGTATTCACAGGCAACTATGGGGCAGACCTATAATATCCGCAATCCCATGTATCCTGCAATGCAAATGGCTGGCTATTCTGCCAAAACCATTGCAGATGTATCAGAGAGCTTGATACAGCCCTACCAGACAGGTCTCGATAAGTGGCTTACAGGCAAGAGCGGCGTACCTTTTGCTTCTCTGCTTGGTAGTGCCAAGTTTACCCCCGAGGGCGAACTAATGGCTGGCGTGTTGGGTGCTGGTGGACGCTACAAGAGCAAATATGTATTAGGTGCCGAGGGCGCTGCCGCAGGCGGGGTTTCTAACTTTCTACATGGCATTGCCGATATTGCTACACGTCCGATCGTAGAGAAAGGCAAAGAGTATTACCCGATTGCAAGCGAGATGCTTGCGGGTATGTTTGCACCTGCAAGTGGCTATGAGGGTTTGCTCAAGCAACTCCAGGGTGTACCAATTGCCGGTAGAAAAGAAGTCCTGTGGCAACAACTAGAGAAACAGGGCTACGGCGAAATGATGGGACTACCTATCATGACTGCTCTCGGCGGCATGGCGACGACAAAGGCTGGCGCTCTCCAACTTGGAGCGAAGTTCCAAGAGAAGTTCCCTGAACTCTATAAGCAGTGGCAGGCCACGGGTACAATTGCAAATCTTATGGCAGGCAAAATCCCTGGCGGACATGAAATTACAGCGGCCATGGCTACTCTACCTGCTGCCGCTCGAGCGCCCTGGGAAACAATGCTTGCTGGCACCGGTATTCCTCTTGGTGTAGCAGAGGATACAATTGCTTCTCTCAAAACAAAACTTACTGCAACATTTATTCCTGGTACCGATATAATTGATCCTGGCAAGGTAGAAGAAAGCCAAGGGCTAAATCGGCAAATAGAGGCTGCGATTGAGCGCCAGCGCCAGGCGGCAACTGCGGTTACAGGTGCGCCACAGAGGGCAACTGAATATCCAACAAAGACGCCTGAGCAGACGAAAATGGATGCTGAGGCCTATCAGCGCTTCCGCAGAGAGCAAGATATTCCATCGGCGCGGGCCCAACAAAGAGAAGCCGATCTTCGAATGATGGCCGGCGGCGGCAATAGACCGCCGAGCGGCGGCGGTTGGCGTGGCGGTCAGGGTGGAGGCGCGGGTGGAAGTAGAGGCGGTGGGGGTGGCAGAGGATGGAGTTCCTTTGGAGAACTACAAGAACCTCCCTATATGAGTTCGCGTGACTATCAAGCTACTGTAGCGTGGTTACAGGGCGCCAGGCCATATCTTGAACCTATGCGGGCTGGCATTGAGGGTGTTTTAACTCAACTTGGTGCACCTGCAGGAGAGATGTACCAACGTATTGGCTGGGCCCTGGAGAATGCCCCTGAGCAGTTTGGCGCTGCTATTGCCCCTGTGCAGAAACTGCTTAAGGGCATTGGCGCAAATGCACCACAGGTGCAACGCGCTTTCAAATATGCTACAGAGAAACTGGGCCTGGGTGCCGGTGCAGAATATGAAATGTTGCGGGCTGGTGCTGTAGCCGGCGGCGCGACCTATGATGCACTTCAGCAACTGGGTGTGTTTGGCTCCCCAATTCTTGGTAGAAGTGAGGACTTGGGTACTACTGGCGGTGCTGGCCGCGGACGTGGCGCGGGCGCCAAAGAGCTGATCCAGTTGCCAATAGAGTCTGTCGAGAAATATAACCAGTTAATGGAGAGACAGAAAGGTTTACTCGATAAGGCCGGCGGTTCTCTTGAAAATATGAACAAGGCCGAACTCAAGCAGTATGAGAATTCTGAGCGGCAAATAAGACTTGCTGAAGTACAGCAGCAAAGGGCAACAGTAACAGCAGAACTTGCTGGTTATCGTGAACAATATAGAGCCGGTGCAGTAGAACCTGGTCTACCCAGCAAGATACGCAGAGCAGAAGGCGAATTGGGTCGTCTTGGTAGGCAAGAGGGCGAACTTCAGGAGGATATAACCGGTACCCCACAGTTGTTTAGAGGATCCTTTCTAAGGAGAGCGCTAGGGGGCTGGGGCATGATGTACATGGCCCGTATTGCGGGGATGATAACGGGTGGTGTAGGACAGGGTCAACAAGAAGCGTTGGCAATGCAAGATACCTTTGCTGGTGCTGCCTCGCAAGCAGGTGGAGCTGCTTATGTGCCCTATAACCAATTACGTGCAGCACAGAATATAACTGCACTTTATGGTGCCCAGGTCAACCCAGTAACTGCTGGAAAGATGATAATAGCGCAAAACCCATTACTATCCGACATTACTTCTACGGGAGTAGCTGGGCTTGGTGCCTATGCTATTACTCAACAATTTGGCCAGTGGGCAGGTGAAGGTACGGGGATGATGAGTTTTGCAAAGGGCCCCGGTGCAATTGCGCTTGCTGCGGGCGTTGCAGGACTTAATATAGCTGCACAAACTTATCAAAAAATGCAAGCCCCCGAAACCGTGGCCTACCAAATGTCAAAGGTTGCTGCTACTGGTGGGGCATATGCCTCCCTGCAGAATTTCCTGACTGTTTTTTCTACGACAGGTATTGCTGCTGGCCTAGGTGGTACCGATCAGGATAAAGAAACAGCGAAATGGACAGTTCTACGCCAGATGATGTCAGGACAGCCCAATGCACAAATGTGGCAACTTGCTGGCACTCTTCCTGGAACAACTCAATATGTTAAAGCACTTTCTACAACAATGCAGATCGCTCAGGGCCAAAGAACAGATCTGGCTCCTGATGCAATTGCCAAAGCATTTACTCTGGTTTCAAACCAAAACCTTCCGCAGAGTTATTGGCAGCGCTTTGCTGAACAATATCAACAAGGTATGCAACCAGGTGAACTGGCAGCAGGTATTTTGTCTGCCTCTGGTATGGGTGCAGGTGCATTTGCGGCAGCTCCTCTTTATGGAACCCTGCAGGGACCGCCTGCTCTTGGACAAACAACGGCAGGGACTGCACTTATTCCCGGGGTAACCACTACAGTTCAGGGTGCTCTGGCCAACTATATTAGTAAAAACTATCCAACTGCAAACCAACAAGCACTATTGGGACTTGGTGGACAATACACGAGTGGTTTTGGTGCAGCTGCAGCGTGGCTTCCTGGAAATGTCACAACGGCAAGTCAACTTCGAACAGACACAGATATGAAAAAGTATCTGGATAACCAAATAGCCAATGGTATTCTTTACAATAAACCCGCTGGAGATGTTTATAAGGCGCGTTACTCTGCATGGATGGCACAACGCGCAGCAGGTCTAACTAGGACTCCCGCACCTCTTCAGACAGAATATATATCTGGTGGTGAGGCTGTCGCTATGTTGCCAGAAGAAGCAGCTCGCCAGACTGCGACTTGGAGTGCCCAGGAGGCTCAGGCCAATTATCGCATTGGTATTGGTGCGCAGTTACAACAGCAAGCCTATCAATTTAACCGTCCTGCACTCGGCAACCAGTTATATCAACAGTTCACTTCTGGTGCAATGCCCAAAGGCCAGGAATGGTTCTATAACCAGTTGTATAATGCACAACCAACTGCAGTTGCTGCACTTGCTGCAACGGGCGGAATATCGCCACAGTTGATGGCCCAGCGCTTCCCCATGATCACTGGCCAGACTATGGGTATTAACAATATGGCCTTGACCGATATACGTATGGGGACCAACCAGCCAACAGGTTTGAATTGGGGACAGAGTAGTTTGGCACAGGTTGGCCAGACTGGACTCCAGACTGCACAACAGATCTGGGGTAGAAACTGGCAAACCTCTACCGGCCTGGCTGCACCCTTCATTGCTGGCATGGCTGGTGGTATTGCAATTCCTGGTGGGCCAATGACACTTGCCAGCGGTGAAACAATTGGCAATATTGGTGGCCAGTATGCACTACAGTTCATGCAGAACCAGTCTCAGTACAATCAGGCAATGGCCTCTGCTGGCCTGGCGATGAAACGTGTAAATCAGAATCTGGCCTTTACGACCGGCGTTGGCATACAACAATATGCGGGTACAATCAATCCACAGACCGGGCAGCCGTTTGGGCCGTTGTACCAGGGCGGTACTTGGGGTCTGCAGGACGCACAACGCGCACTTGGTTATCAACAACAGGGATGGCAATTCGGTTTTCAGCAGAGAGGCATGAACCTTGGCGCGCAGCAGTTCCAGGAGAACATGGCACTCAATCAACGCGGTACGCAAATGCAACGCGGCTGGACACAGCAAGACTGGGGCTATCAGACCCAAACACGCGAACTTCAGTGGGGCTGGCGCCAGGAAGACTACGCCGAAAATATCCGTTTCATGACTGGGCGTGAACGCAAACTTGCAGAACGGCAAATGGGCCGCGAGACAATTATGCACGATCTTGAAGGTGAGCAGATCGATAAACAAAAGAATAGGCAGAAGGAACTCTGGAAACTTGAAGATCAGCGTTTTGCTCTTCAGAACAAACAGTTCAAAGAGAATCTAAAGATGCAACAGGAACAACTCGATAAGTCCATCGAGTATTACCAGCAGAACAAGATACTCCAGGAAGAGCAGACCAAGCTCGAACGCGCACAGTATATCCAGCAGATGGCGCTCGAGAAAGAGTCGGCTGGTATTACTGCCTTCTATGCCAAACAGCAAAAAGATCTGAACGACGCAATGGTCAAGTTCCAGATCTATGCCGATAATGCCAAGGGCGCACTCAGTCTATTGACAGACGATGCCCTAATGGATTGGCAAACCGCCATGTCCACTTCTATACCTATTCTCAAAAAGTGGATTGATCAACTTCTACGGATGCCAGGAGTCACAACCGAGCATGGCGAAGGTGAAGGAAATGCACCATGCTTCATTGCAGGAACAATGATAACAATGGTAGCCGGCTTGACCAAACCCATTGAAGAGGTTCAGGTTGGAGATATGGTTCTCTCGATGAATATCAAGACTCGCGAGCCGGTAAATGCGAGGGTCAATAAAGTGTTTCATCACTCTGCTAAAAGCAACTGTGGCTATATTACTATCAATAAGCACCTTGGCGTAACAGCGGGACACCCAATGTCTATTAATGGCGAGTGGGCACATGCCAAGACTTTACGACTTGGAGATGCGCTACTGGACAAAGATGGAAAAGACGTTGTTGTAACAGATCTTTCCTGGAACGGAGAACAGGTACCGTCCTATAACTTCGGAACGGATGACGAGACACATAGCTATTTTGCTGGCGGAGTATTGGCTCATAACCTTGAAAGCATGAAAGCCGCAGGTGGTATTCTTCGAGGTCTTGCTAGTGGCGCAGTCGAAGTTGGCGAACAGGGCACTGAAGGCATCGTCGGCGGCCGTGTAATTCCACACAGCGAATGGGAGAGTCTGAAACGTATTCATAATCTTTTCCAGCGCCCTGTCGGCGTAACAATTGCTGGCGGTTCATCCTATATTCCAATGGGCGGCAAGAAGGCCGGTGCGCCACAGATTGTGAACATCTATATTGGCAACGAGAAACTCTCTTCCTTTGTCCTCGATGCGGTCACGAAGGAGCTGAGGAGCTAGCATGACCACGAACAAATATTTCGTTTTGACAAATAGCAATGACACCCTCTCTAAAAGGTTTCATGTCCTTTTTGAGGGATATAACCCTACTATGGAAAAGTCACAAACGGTTGACAGGACGCTTGATGGCGGCCTTGATGTGTCCATGGGCGGGCTCTATGAGCAGCATGAATACCTGGTACGTGTACGGCACACCGAGGAAGAAGACGAATACGAAGAGAGTGACTGGGGAACACTCGAGGATCTAAAGACGTTCTTCTCCTATAATAATCCAAACGGAACACCTTCGAATATCCTGGTCCTGACCACACACTTCGGTGACGACTATGATGTACTTATGGTTGGTAGTTTTGCAGAGAAGATCCTTGGTATCGAGATAGAGGGCATATACTCCTTCTATGTGATACAATGTACGTTCCTGTTTATAGGACCTACAGAGGAGTCCTCATAATGAGACAAACAGGCACGGAACTCGAAGATGCGATCACTATTCCCGAGAGCTTCAAGGCAACTGGCAGACTTACGGCCTATAAGTCGCGTGTCTATTTCGATGCCGCGGACCTCGTAAATGAAGTATATACGCCAACCCTTCCAACTATAGTTGGCGTTGACGATGTTACTCATCCGGTATCGGCCACACAGAAGATCAGGTTTTACTTTGATGAGGGGGCTGTTAGAATTGCCTATATTGATGGCGACGATGCTGTCCACATTTCTCCGGGAAGGATATTTGACCCAGTTAACGTTCTGCCTCTTATAGACGAGTATGAAGACGACTCTGCCCAACTAATAAATTCTGGCGCCGCTATCTTTGGGGACAAAATCTTTGCCTACTTTACTAGATACGATGGGGCGGTTCAGGGTATTTACTATAAATTGGCTACTAACAACAAGGATGGTTCCTGGTCCGACTTCTTTATTGCGATCCCCGAGGACCTCAGCAATTTCGACATAACCGGCGTCTTTGTATATAACGAGCGCGTGTTCATGGTTGGTCGTTTCTATCGACAAGAAGAGTTTGAGACAAGTACTGTCTATACACTATTGTCCCATTCTGACGATGGTATCGTTTTCTCTCTTGATAGAAGAGTACTTGTCAGCCAGGTAGATCTTCGCTTCTCGGCGCGCTACGATGAGGAAAGTGGCGATATTGTCTTTTTCACAGACACACAACTCTATCGAACCGTTGCGCCGTATCAGGTTATTGGGGAGGATACACCCTCTGTCGACATTGTCCTTGATAATATTAGTGGCGATCCCCAGGCTGGCTGGGCAGTAAAGGCGAAGGCCAGCGATGAGCTCTACCTCGACAATCCCTACCTTGACACGGGCACATATTCCAAGCTGGAAATTGGTGTTCACACAATTGCTGGTTTGGAATGGCTCAAGTATCACGATGTTGTGATTGCACGCATTGTGAAATCCTTCGGGGATGGTGTAAGAGGCTATGATCTTTCTGTTCTTCCCGATGGCCTGTGGCATACATCTTCAATGACGCACCCCTTTTACCTGGAGCTGCAGGGCAAGCAGTCTATTCTGGACCTGGTCAAGGATAAATCTAATCTCTATGATGTCAACTCTGATGCTGGTCCAACCTGGACATTGTCCTGCGACTTCTGGACACCAGAAATCCTAGCCGAAGGCGGCGGCCTTGGATATCAATGTCACGAAGCTGCAACTGCCACAGATCACTGGTGTGCTGATATTGAGACTTTCTGTACAGAATATCCCGTGCTCGATGACGCGGCCACCATAGAAGTTCGCAGCTTCGGTTGGAGCCGGGCCGGCATTGACAGCGGCGCACCGGAGCCCAATCCGTATGATCCAACACCGCACAACTCGCCAAATGATGACTTCTATGCACTCTTATTGGTAGAGGATGAAAACGGTTTACAAAGTACAGTTGTGTCTACACTCGAGGAGCTGGATGATGACTATGGTGGCTATTCAAATCCGCCGCAAACCTACTTCCCTGAAGGAGCACGCGCGGGCTCATACCCAGTAGTCTATCAAATGGTAAACCCAGGCGAGGGCAAGAAGCTCATCAAGGTTGGCATACGCGTAATATCAGATAGTGGTGCTACGGTTTATTATCCCGAGCGTGTTGAGCTGCCGGGCATCACAGTAAATCTGATACCGATAGAGTCAACATATCAGCCTGGCTTTGTGGTCGAAGAAGAGGTGGGAAGTGTTCATCAGATAAACGGCGAGACTGAAAATCCGTGGGACCCAAATATATGGTCAGACTCACTTGAATATCTTGCCGGACCACACGGTTGGAACTACCTGTGTTGGGATGACGAGAAGATCGTCTTTGAATTAAGTCCGAATCACGGCACTGGCGGCCAGGTCACAGTTAGCATTACTTTCTCTGGAAGCCCAACCGGCGGCGGTAATACAATTCAATATAATATTGTACATAAAAGAGGCGGACAATTCGGCGCCATTGTAGAGGATGCCTATAGTGAGGTTTTTACTCGCACTAACCCCTACAGTCATACTTTCGAGCACACCTTCGAAACTGATATACAATCAGGCGACTGGTTCACAATCGATGGTGGCATAGTACCTCTTTTTTGGGATACCAATAAATATATAGCAGCAAGTATTAATGTGACTGCTGGCTCTGTCGGTGGTGGCGGAGACTTGCCAACAGTTATGAGAAGTAAAGTAAAGGGTATCCCACAAATCCTATTCTCCTCGCGCCCGTTCTCGGCTTGGAATTTCGACTGCGATGTTAGGGTACAATTCAAAGGAGAATACACGTCCGTTGGACCTCTTGGTCTTGGCAGTGACAAAGACAACTTCGTTCTCGGCTATATCTCAGAGGGGAAGATGGGTCTTGCCAAGATCCGCGGTGGCCGGAAGACAATCCTCCTCGAGCAGAACAACGGAGATATTGTGGGAGGCACTGACTACGATATGCGCCTTTGGCATAGAGACGGCCTCTTCGGCCTTGAGGTAAAAGAGATCACTACTGTAGTATGGCCCACCAGGGGCTCGCAACTGCTATACTCCTGGCTAGAAGCCGATGGCAGCATAGTTACAGTTAACGATATATTCCATGTTGGCATTTATGGCTTCATTGATCCGCCGCGCTTTAGAACAACCGGCTTTTGCTCCACTGAGGCAATTATTCCTGTCCTGCCATTGGACATGGATGATACAAGCCTTGACTCCGACTTCGTGACTGACTTCCCTACAGCGGGAGAGGTTGATATTGACGGCACGATCTATAAGTATACTGGGAAAAACGAATTCTTCAACGATGTCGATAATCCACCCAATGGGCCATTCCAGTTGCGGAACTACACAGATTGGGGCACGCCATATAACTCTGATCCCGGTGGCGGCTATACTTACCAAGGCGGGATGGCAGTAGAATTCTATCAATTCAAATGGCTCGATGGCGCCGCACATTCAGATGATCTTGAGGGTGCTATTGTTGCCACAAGTGCTGGCTATGCTTGGCTGAACCAGAACACACAATGGAAGGTGTGGATTACAACTGTTGGACAGGTTGTCTGGGCAAGAGAAAGGGCGCGACATTATTCAGAGGATATCCCAGACTACTCCGCCTCGTGCTCTGAGAAAATGTATCTTGTCAATGGGTTGACCGGGGTCTCCTTGATCGCCACGCCGGCGGAGGGCGTTTCTTATCCTGAAGGAACTTTTGTTTATATTCACTCCAAGGATACAGTGGAACTAAAGGGTTTCTATGCCTCCAGCAATGACCACGACAATTCCATTACCTCACTCTTGGAGAAGTTTTGCAGAATAGCGGGCACCGATGCAGCCTTTCCAGGAGATATTATCCTGGCTAATGGTACATATAGCCCTGGCGAGGAGTTTGAGCTCTAATGGCAGAACACGGCAGCCTCGAAGTATTTTTCTCTTTTGTACCCGTAGTAGGAAGAACCATTGTGCTTACTACTGATATACAGGCATTACCTGCTTACTATACTACTGGTGATGCGGCCGCTGCGCTCAAAGTAAGTGTTGAGGCAGAGACAATAGATGGCGATCGGTATGTGAAATTCAAGACGCTTATGGGGGCCGATACTGTTGATGTCTCCAACTTCCAACTTGGAGAGGATGCAGCCTTGGACTTTGAAATTCGTATCTTCATCTACGACCAATATATTTCTGGGTATTGTAATGGGTGTTGTGTATACAGCTATGCCGTTGGGGCCGCTACTTATCTGGCTACGGTAACAGCCAGTCTAAGTGTGACCGTTGGTACACTCGTGCTTGGAAATATTTGCCGCTCGGAGTTAGCCGATCAGCGCGAGGCAGTTTATGTTGACTATGAGGCCAATACCGAGAGTGCGATCCAGTCCGTGATCCAGCAGCGCCCAATAGAGATAAACGCCGGCGTGGACAGAAACCTGGAATTCACCTACTCAGCAGTAAAGGATACTGTGCTTGCGCACCACATCAAGCAATATGCAGATACCCTAGAGGACAATCTGCAACTTAGCTCGGATGGTATTATCCAGGGCGAGGACGTTGCCCTGGCGATAGACGCGGCCACCGCCGAAGAGGTTGGTTTAATCACGAGGCTATATAGGCTAAGCGAGCTAAGCTCTGGCGCAATCGAGGCGGCGCGAAAATATCAAATTACCGCTTTGCAGAAGAGGCATGAAAAAACTGTCGACGCACGGTTGGATCCACGTCTCGAGGCGCGGGACATTCTCGCTGTGGACTTGATCGCAACCAGTACTCTCAGGCACATAGAGGATAATATAATTGTAGAGGGGATCCAGATAAGATTAGAAGACGGCGCTTATCGAATGTCGGTTTCTGGTAGGAAGAAGACCTAACAATGGCACGCACAAGAATTTCGTCCGAGATCTCAAAGCTCTCCAAGCAAAAGATTATCCCCGCAACTGTAGTCGATGTGCTGGGAAGGTTTTGTAGTGTTCGTCTTAGCGGTGTCGGAAAGCTCTTGCATGGCTTGATCTTCTTAGGTGCCTCTCCCTCCATCGGCGATTCTGTCTATGTAGATTACCGTAGTGGCACGCCCATAGTTCATACTGCAAGCGGGAATGTTGATACAGCAATAACAACGGCAGCGAGGAGAACGTTCGTTCCAGCACCCGTGGTACCGCCGCCAACCGAGCCCACGCCTTATGGTGGACAGCATAATGATCTATCTGGCATTCAGGGAGGGTTGGCGCCCTCTGAGGGCACACCGGCAGAATATTATCATCTCACAGAAGACGAACATGGAAATCTTGGAGCTGGCGGCGGCCATATCATCCAAGACGAGGGCACACCACTTGCCCAACGTACAAAACTCAATTTCGTTGGCCTCAACGTTCAGGTGGAAGATGATGAGGTAGGCGATGCCTCGGTAGTTACACTTGGCGGTGGAGGCAACCTCTCTGGGTTTATAGAAAATCTTACTAGCCAAATTGATGGAATAACAGATACATTTGACCTTAGCCGAGATCCATTTTCTGAGCAGGTCTCTGTGTTCTACAATGGTTTGCGTCAGGAACCAGAGATATATATATTAGACACCGATGATTATGGCAAGCCTATATTGATATTGAACTTTGTGCCTGAGGTTGGTGATGGGTTAATTATAGAATATTACGTTGAAACTAATGCAACGGTGTCAAAGCGCGTGTTTATTTTCACTTATGAGGATGTACTAACGCTGGCTATAGGCGCGATCCGCATCTACAACAATCTTGGTGGAACGCTAACTATCTCAAAAGTGTTCCTTGCTGTAGGCACTGCACCTACGGGCGCGGCAATTATCGTAGATATTCACAAGTCTGGTACGACCATTTTTACTGCTCAGGGGAATCGCCCACAGGTTGCAGCCGGAGAACATACGGGTTATACTACAACCATTGATGTTATCACCCTGGAAGATGGCGAGTATCTGACAGCAGATATTGACCAAATTGGCAGTTCTGTCGCTGGCGAAAATCTAACGGTTCACGTGGTTTATAGCTAGGAGAATAACATGACTCGACTATTTACAGACGGTGCAGAAAGCGGTGATCTGTTGAGATTGACAAGTGTTGAAGAAGTATCTATCAGTACAACAAGACGAACAGGAAATTATTCATATAGAATTGCTTCTTCTGCTCACTCGGCGCTGAAAGTTCTTACCTCTATGACAGAGTTTTATATCCGCTTTGCCTTTCGCGTGGACCTTTCGAGTGCTTGCCGGTTCTTTCAATGGAATAATGGTGCGAGTGAGGCCGGATCGTTGCGAACTAAGACGTTTGGAAATGGAGTAGCGAGTATAGAGATGTATGATGGTACTACATTAAGGGCAACAAGTTCCTTATTCACCATGAACCTGAATGAATGGCACGTATTTGAAGTCCACGTCAAAATTGCAGCGGCCCCCAATGGGATCTTCCAGGTCAAATTCGATGGTACGCTTGTCCTTGATTGGTCTGGTGCAACAAATGCTCAGGCGGCAATGGACAGATTCTACTGTCGTTCTGTTACTGCTCCTAGTGGAAGTAACAACTCTTATTTTGACGATATTGCCTTTAATGATACTGCTGGCGCTGTTGATAATTCTTGGATCGGTGACGGCGGTGTACTTGCGGCGTTAGTACCTATTACTGGCGCTGCCGAATACGCCGACTTGATTGCCAGTACCGGCAACGCTTGGGATTGCGTAAATGAAATCCCAGCTAACAGCACAGACTATGTTTACGAGTCCACAGTGGACAAAAAGTCCACTTATCTCTTGTCCGACATTGCCGGACTGCCTAGTGGCGCTTCCATTGCTCGTGTGTGGGTAGAAGTGGATGCACTTGAAACAGCAGCGGACGGAGATAAAATCGCTACACTCTTGCGCAGCGCCACAACGGACGAACAGGGCGTAGATCAAGCCCTAACACTTGCCTATGCCCGCTATTTGTCTGCTGAATATTTAACAGATCCTGCGGACTCGGCTGCCTGGACAGAAGCGCGTGTGAACGCACTCCAGGCCGGATGTATAATTCGATGAATTTAGAGAAAATGATCCCAATTTATACAAGAAAGAGGTATAAAAATGGCTAGAATATTTACTGAAGGTTTTGAAATGCAAGACGAACTATTCTGGACTTACGTCGGTGTGGGTGATTCGCTGTCCTCAGCCCATATAAGATCAGGTTTAGTGAGTTGGTCTGCCAATTCTTTAGGACAGACGCCATCAATGAAACAGATAGCTCCTCTAACTGAACTTTATCTACGCTTTGCCTACTATACCGCATCCAACGCACAGGAGATTTTTGCATTTGGACATACTCCCACAGAAAAGATGTGTTCAATCAATGCTATTGGTAGCATTGGTATAGGGATCGTCCTTTTTGATGCCGGAGGTAATCCAACAGAAGTAGCAAGAGGCACAACTCCAATATCACTAAATGAATGGCATCTAGTAGAGATTCATATTGGGGTAGCAAATGTTGGAGGCATAGTCGAGGTGAGAATTGATGGTGTGCTGGATGTAACATTCACTGGAGATACATTCACTGCATCATCTGCGGATATTGTATATTTAATGTTTGGAGATAATGCCACTGAATATTTCGACGATCTGGCTTTGAATGATTTGGCTGGAGGAGTTGATGATTCTTGGTGTGGGGACGGAAGGATTATATTGTTGCGGCCAAACGCCAATGGTGATCTTTCTCAATTAACGGGCTCAGATGCAAATCAGGTTGATAATTACTTGCTTGTGGATGATATTCCGGCAGACGGCGACACAACCTATGTTGAAGGAGCAACTGTTGATGAAAAAGATTTATATAATTTATCGCCAAGTAATCTGGCAAACGTAACCATTTTCCGCGTTTATGCAGAAGCACGAGCAAAAGATACTGTTGCAGCGGGGGGTCTGATTTCTCTTGTGGTGAAGACACATGCTGTTGAGTATGCGGGTCCGGATGTTGAATTGTTAAGTGTTTACAATAAACGGATTTTCGGAACCGAATATCTTGTCAACCCACAAACTGGACTTGCATGGACAGTAGCAGAATTAGATGCCTTACAAGTTGGTCCCAAGACCCGGAGCTAACTTATGGCAAAAAGAACTACCAATATCGGCGAAATAGTCGAATTTGTTGATCTCCGCAAAATAAGAACTACTAATATCGGAGCAATAGCTGAATTTGCGCCCGTTCACAAGGCCAGAACTACCGATATCGGAGCAATAGTTGAATACTTGCCTCCTCATATGGCAAGAACCACCACCATTGGTGTAATGGTTGAGTATACGCCTCCTCGATATGTTACTCAAGTTCTGGTTGAGGCTGAATATACAATGCCTACCAATGAGCGGCGTATAACTCAAGTATTGGTAATGCCAGAGTATAGAGAAGCCACAAACTTTCGTAGAATTACTCAGATATTACTACAGGCTGAATATTATAAACCATATACGCCCGCGGGGCGCAGCCGGGGTCCAGCAGCACAGGTTATGTAATGGAGATAGTTCATGGCTAAAGGCACACAAATAAATGTGGAACAAGTTGATGCCCCAATTGGCAATGTATTTGGTCCTGCCTCCGCTGTAGAAGGCAACCTGGCGGTATTCGACGATGCAACAGGTAAGCTGATTGCTGATAGCAACTATGATCCGACTGACTTTGCTGTAGTAGGACACAATCACTCTGCTACCTATCAACCACTTGACACCGACCTTACCAATATCGCAGGCATATCCATTGCGCGAGGGATGCTCATTATTGGTCATGGTGCATCTCCGGTCTGGGCAGGCTTGGCGGCAGGCGCACAGTATCAAAGTCTAGTTATGGGGGCAGACGAAGAAGGTTGGGGCGCAGTCGACCTGGCTCAGGCAGCAGCAATAACCGGGCTGTTGCCCTTAGGAAATCTCCAAGTTGGAACAGCGCAATATCAAATATTGACAGCAGGGGCAGACCCGTTTACTCCTGCGTGGTCTGGGTATTTGCTTTCTGGGACGACGGGCGGTAAGACCGATCTAGCCGTGACCAGCGGAAAAACGCTGACGCTGACAGCAACAGGCAACTACAACCTGACCATCCCCGCCACCGGCACGGCGGCGTTGCTCAACCAGGCTAACTCGTTTACACTGATCAATCCCTTGACCACGATTGCCGAATCATGGATCGGACCAAGTTCAACTACGGGTATTTATTTCAAGGGCGGCAACGTCGGCATCGGGACGACGGCGCCGGGACAAGCATTGGATATTATCGGTAACCTGAAAGTTGGTAATTCTTCCGATGGTTATGCGAGGTGGTTCTTGAGGCAAAAAACGCCACGGGCGTTGGATACAATTGTAATAGTTGGTGCTGATGACGGAACTACGAATGAGGTGAATTTTGGTGGCGGCACGATTGCTGGATATATTTCGAAAAATATCAAATTTCACACAGCTTCAAATGATACGACTTCAGGCAGTAATGTTCAGATGTCCATAAATAGTTCTGGGGTTGTTACGATGACTCAGAATCTAATTGTCCAGGGAACGGGTAATACAACAATAGCAGGCAACGTCGGCATCGGGACGACGGGACCTTTGGTGCTTTTGTCGCTTGGTAATAGTGTTACTGCTCAGAAGTTCAATCTTTTCGAGGGTGGGGCCAGCAACTATTTTCGTTATGGATTCGGCATCCAAACCAACGAGCTACGCACATACTTCCCGTCAGACGCCGGATTCATGTCTTTTGGAACAATGTCTACAGCTGACGGAACGACATTTGCTGAAAAGGTACGAATAATAAAAGACGGCAACGTCGGCATCGGGACGACGGCGCCCGGTGGCAGCAGCACAGCCGGCACAGGTGTTCTCTCTCTTGGCAACGGCACTGCTCCGGCTGGTGGTGTTGCCAATCAAGTTTCGCTATTTTCTAAAGATGTATCATCCAGCGCTGAGCTATTCGCAATGGACGAAGCCGGAAACACGCCGCAGTTGACCCCGCACCCAGCTGACTTTTTGAACACGCTGCCGCTGGATGGCCGGGAATACCCCTGGTCGTATTCCTGCTCGAATGCATACCTGGGTAAACGCATTGACGTGGACATGATGGGCGCTGTTCGGGCAATCGAAAAGCTGTCTGGCGAAACATTTATCTACCTAGAAGATCTATCGCCCGAGATGCGCGTTGATTGGGACGCTGGACAAGAAGCTCAGGCCATCTTGCGCCAGCAGGCAATTGATATGGTAGAGGGCCAGTTGGCAAAGATTGAGTTACAAATCAAAAAGGAGGAGGATGAGGATATATTATCAGAACTTCTCAAACAACGCGACGAGGTCAGCATCCCAGAGTCATACGTCAAGAGAACTCCACCGCGCTGGATGTGGATGCGTGGCATCAAATCCGAAATCAAGGTATAATTTCAATAATCGAAAGGAATTGCAATGAAAATCAAACTAGCGACCTTACTACCCGCAGAAAATGCCCTATTGACATTGATGCAGTCGAGAATAAAGCGAGACAGTGCCTTTGCCATACGGCACAATCTTCGGCTTATAGGGGATGCGCTGACGCCATATAATGACTTTCGTGTCGATCTCATCAAGACAAAATATGGCGAGAAGCAAGAAGATGGATCAACGTCCGTTCTCCCGGGCAGTCTGGCATGGGCCAAATTTCAAAAAGAACTTGTGGAATTCATCGGGGAAAACGAACTCGAGTTGGATCTCAAAAAGATTCGTCCAGAACAGTTGCCGGACGAATTTGTAGGTGCAATCTTACTCGACCTTGAATGGATGATCGATGAGCCAGCCCCAAGGAAAGATTCCAGGAAGCGGCATAGGCCCGCCCTTGGTCAGGAATAGGATTCGGGAGGATTATATGACAACTCGGAGCGAGAATGGACATCTAGTACGAATAGAGAGCATGGTCGAGGATAGTCTGGGCCTGCTCAGAGATAACCTCGATAAGATGGGCACCCGCATAGGCGCACTCGAGGTGCAAGCGGCCAGGCTTGAGACAACTATTGACTCACACGATACCGAAATTACAACGCTGCGAAAGCAGAATACTGTGTGGAGCAGCGTGAACTCTGTATTCGGCGCACTTGCAATAGGAATTGCTGCGTTCCTGAGGAAGAGCTAATATGCTCTTTAGAGGTGTTACCCTAGATTACACTCTGGACATTGGCATAAATTCGTCAACCAACACAGAAAACACATTGACTGGTGACAGCTTTCGCAGTGCCACCAGTCTTTAAGTGTCTTGCTTCCACAAACACAGCACTTGCCCATAGGCTCCTCATGGTAGCGCCATGAATTGTGCGATCAGTCCCGCTTCTTTGTCCCAGAGAAACGCCTCGGCGGCCTTGATAGCCCCAACCAATCCATGATCGAAGGTCCAGGCGTCTGCTGGCACCAGAGATCTCAGTGAGCGTACTACAACGCCAACCATTTCCTCTATGTCATTGTTCAGCTTATAAGCGTGGTGGACATGGCCTATATGCCATTCTCTAAACTTGGACTGCCCCCAAAGATGGGGCTCCTCGAGGGGCATGACTGATACGAGCCTGTCGATTTTTATATCACAGCCGTGAGTAAAGCCAAGTAGGACTCTCCCATAGGAATAATACTTCCTGGTCCTGGCTAGATTGTCGACTTTGACATTGGGATTGTTGTTGTACCAGCATTCCAGCGCATCGCCCATGTAAAAGATTTTTTCAGAATTCCCATGTATTGCAACCTTACCGTTTCTGCGGGTAATAAAATTGCTGTTGGGAACCTGAAGACACCAGATCTTGCCACGATACATTATTTTGCTTATGTAGCCCGGCTTCATTTTAGTATTTACATGACCCTTAACTAGATATAATCTACACTGCTGGTCGCGATAGAAATTCATGTGTGCCGAGTATGAATTTTCTACAAGAAGATGTTGTAGATCGGATAATAGGTTTTCCTTTCCATATACCATCGCCCAGGTACTATTATCTGCTTTCCTTGTTCCGTCTCCATCAACAAAGGAAGAGACATAAATATCCACCTGCCTCTCAGAACACTGAAACAATACTTGAGGAACCTTGTATTTATCGGTAATATGGGCGGAGATAAACGCAAGATGCTCCCGCGATGTGTGTTTTGTGTTTAGGCTATAGGTGGTAAACGGAAGGGGGATATTTCTGAGAATCCTGCCGCCAATTTCTTTTATTGCTTTTTCTTTGACTGCCTTCTTATACCCTATTCCAAGAGAAGAGAGAACGCTCTCGATTTTGTCACACCCAGTTCTTTTACTTTGGTAGATAGTATATGATATTGGCGACCGTATCCCCCCATCTGTGTTTAGCCAGGCAAAGAGGCGCAACCAGTTATCGTCAATCGGGAAGTCCTCCCTTGCGTTTCTCCCTGAGATTCTAAAGTGGTATACACTATGCTTTGATAGTGTTTCGGCAGTAGAGTAACTATAATCATCTTGCCAACTTACTCTGTGCAGCATTCTATGGTTTGGGCTTACAAGAACATCGGTAAATCTGTTTTTGAAATTGTACATTTCTCCATCATAGTCATATTCAACCAGATTGGTATAGGGCTGATATTCTACCTCTTTGGTATGGCGGTTGATGGTCGCAACCATATCGGCCTCGACGAGCATCTTATAGTTTTTCCACCCGGCGTTTGTTAGGACCTCTGTATCAGCAGAATAGCAGTCGTGGTTGCCCGATATCATCAGTACGTCTACTGGGGCTATTGCAGAACACTGGTCGATCATCTCCACGGCCATTTCCCTACCTTTTCTGTAGGTTTTTGCCCAGCGTGTATCCTCCTGCTGCGGGGTGCCGCGGACAGTGGTATTGCTCTTACTGTTGACATTGAAGTAGTCGTTTCCAAGTGGGAGAAGGATCTTTTCAACTGGATAGTTCTTTGAGTAAGCCAATAGTTTCTTGAGGGTCTCCATGACCATCCTCTTGGCTATCTTGATGTCATAGTCATCGCCGCTTTCCTCGGCCCAGGCAAGGCGCCCAAAGTGGATGTCGGGGATAGAGACTTCGTAGAGTACGCCAGCGGGAAATTGGGGATACTGGATCTCGTCATACTTGGGAGCATATTCCTTGGCATCGGCCAGCATTTCTTGAATGCCGAGCCTTGCCTCAACAACCTTTACCTTTTTGGCGAAGAGGACCTCGACGCTATAGAGAGGAACGATCAACATTTTGCCGCTATCCTCTACATCTCCATGCACAACCTTGCCATCTACGACATGCCAGTCAGACTTTCTGTCTTTGCGGTACCCCTCGGAAGTTTTTACTCTGTACTTGGCAACTTCCCATTCGTCCATATTGATGCCCCGCTCTTTGATGATTGTCTCTAGTGTCTTTGGCGCCCTAGAAACCTCCACAACATGGATCTCGTTATCGGTATATTCGATCTCGCTGGCATCCAGGGAGTTAAACTTATCGAGGGTGCTGTCACTAAAGTATCTCCCACACTTCTCGCATTTTCTCTCCTGCATACCACTTGGCTTCTTGCCTTCCTTGCATGTGTTGGTAGAATGACAGTAGGGACAGGGCACTTTAGTGTTTATTACTTTGATTGTCCTTTCTCTATAGTATTTCTTGCAGTCTTCACAATGATATTTTTGTTCACCATTATTGGTTTTCCCTCGCCGGGTTACGTTAGTGCTGTCACACCAGGGGCAGTTCAGACGCCCCGCTTCTCGCTCTGTTTTTCTTTCTTCTATACCCTCTACGAAAGTGCTTTTGCAGTCAGCGCACTGATATCTCTGTTCGCTATGACGACCATGCCCATATTTGCTATAGTTGTTAGAGTTACAACGTGGACAGTTCATTTTGCGCTCCTTTTCCTGTATGCCTTTCGAGGTATTTAATGGCCCTCTGTAAAAGCGCTGGGCCATCTCTAAAATTGCCAAGTCCATGATTACAGGGGCCACAGAGTAGTTCTCGTATCTTGCCTGTTTTGTGATCGTGATCAACGGCCAACAGTCTTCCTAGGTCATCCTGATGCGTACTGCATATTGCACACTTGCCTTTCTGCTGGACGAACATGTCATAGTATTTGCTGAGCGTGATACCATATTTCCTCTTCATGATATCCCTGCGGCGATAGATTCCCCATGGATACTTCACACTGCGGACTCTTGTTTGCATACTACTATCTCCTTAGTGGCAATTATACCGCAAAGCCGCCCTTTTGGGGAAGTTGCGGGTAGTGGAATTTCTAGCCCGAAAATCCTCGAGTATGTGGACGGGCTGTGGTATAATGCGCTCAGCCTAATCCCTTTTTGAAGGAGAACACTATGCTTACAACCGATTTGACTCAATTCATTCTATGGATGATCTACAGTGGGGGCAGCATCATTGTCGCCTCCTGGCTCCTGGAGCACATCCCAAAGTTCGTGGCACTTGCGTCTGAGGCAAAGAGCCTGATCACAAAAGCTGTTTCTGTAGCATTGGCGCTTGGCTTCTACGCGATCCTAACTTATGTACCGGCGGCCACCATGAGCGCACTGGCGCCCTGGTTTGCTATCGCCGCGGGCACAGTGCTTACGCACTCGGCTGGCCAGGTTGTTCACAAGTTGACTAAGGTATAGTGAAAGCAAAGAGGCCAGATATTCTCTGGCCTCTTTTGTTTTAGCCCAATGATACTGGCCAATCTTTGGAACCCGGGTATTCCCTGATCTTGAGTCCTTCGGGCAAATCCTCGAGCCGGTGCCTTGTATTGGGCCAGCCGCCCTTTTGTTTCACATACACGGGGATCATCGCAATCTTGCATTCCTCCACGATCTTCAATGCCCACTCATTCTCCATTAGTCTGTGATGTGGGCCCGATTCACCTCCCAGCACTACCCAGTCTATATAGCTACCTGCATAGGCACCAGCATCCCAGATACTGAGCGGGCCTAACATGGGCTCAATACTGAGCCAGCGCAGCTTTGCTGGAATATCCATGAGTATAGGCACGCGCTTCTTGAACATCTCTTGATTCTCGACACTCACGCCAAGCCAGACATTGGGATAGCCACTGCCCCAATCAGCCGGCAGAGAGGCAGTAATGTGCTCGGGGCGCTTGGTTGGGATCAGGAAGTTGTACTGTGGCAGTTCCTTTATTATCTTCCATGCCTCTGGCCGCCATTTGTCTGCGTCTATATGGAAGAAATCTGACCAACTACACACCATGATCCTTGCGCCATCGTGCAATTTCCACCAACGTGGCGCGAAGAATGTTCTATCCCGGGACCTGACAACTTCCGCAGGATATTGTCCATATCTGAGCTTCTCCCGGTACATGTAACAGTTATGTGTTGCCAATCCGCTGGCATAAAACGTCTTGGTGCTGGTTTGAATATCGATTAGGTCTCTAACTGGCATTTGTTCAATGCCTATCACTGGCGACGGTTGATATGAGATTGAGTGCCCCAGCAGTCCATCTACTTTACGAAGTAGGGCAGGCTGAATAGTGCCTAGAAAGGCACCGCGCTTGGCAGCATCACCATATAGACGCACAGTTCGTGCTCTCTCTACCTGGGTAGCCTCTAGTTTGAATTGATAACCTAGTTTCGCGGCGTAATTGATTATAGTCTCGTGGATTCGTGTGTCTGTATTACTAATGCGTAAGTTACTGGCATGTGCCGCGTTGATTTGGTGACTACCTTCAGCATCGAATATTCCAGCCAGCCAGCCTCGGGCATATTCTATTGTCTCTCTTGGCCTCAAAATTGCTGCAATGGTGGCTAGCACCGGCTGGCTTCGGGTCTCTAGTTTCCAGCAGGGCTTTATACCTTTGTTGCCACCATCAAAGTCCTTTATTTCCAGTGATAGATTCAACACTGTAGCAAGATAGTTCTGAAGCCGCTCAAGTATCTCGCGATCAGTGACTGCTACTCGCCAGTAGCACTGCGGGGACTCTTTGCGCCATACTGAACCCCAGCCCTCCTCCCACTGCATTGTGCCGTCTCCCGCGGTCATTCCTGCTATATAACCAATACGATAATCTTCTGTCTCTTGGAAACGCGTTTGTTGGGGAATATAGCGCAATGTTGTAGTCAGGGTAAATTTGGCAGGTTTTTGCCAGGTGCCACGCCCGCTTATCAGAAACGGATGTTCTGCTGAGCAAATTACTTCCGTCTGTTTGGTTGTGACCCGAATAGCAGGCTGTCTTGTATTGCGAACTCCTTGGATTTCAGCAAGGGCCAATTTGCGCAATCCTTTGCCGGTTTCATTAAACCCAATTAGTAGATCGCCCTCTTTGGCATCCCCTATGAGCCGCCATGTCCAATCTCGATATAAAATCAGCGTTGCGGGGTCGAGGCAATTCTTGCAGCCTTCTGATACTTTCTGACAGCCCTGCCAGCAATTCCAGGTTCCATGAACGTAGCTAATGCCTGTCTTTATTCCCATGTTTTTTCTCCTCTTAGTCCATACGCTTGAACTCTATACGGTTCACAATTACATCGGGCGTGCAGTGGTCAATAAAACAGAAGTAGCCAACAAACTGCTTGGGGGATAGTTCAGGGAAGCCCTCTAGGACCGTTTCTTGAAAACCATATTCGAGATCGTCTGTCATCCTGCGCAGCGGCTCCCGGCGCGACGAGACCACCTGAATTTGACCAAGTCGCTTGATGCGCTCTCCCTTCTTTAATCCCTGGCCCTTTTCGATGCCGCAGAGCATTTCTCCAGCTTGGAGATTGTGCCAGCCAAGTCTGCGGGTGACAGTCTTTGTCCTATTACAGAATTGCCTGGTTGTTATCGTGAATGCCATTAATCTCATATTGACCTGTATAAGAGGGTCTTGTCTATTGGCGGTAGAACCAGGGGTTGCTGGAGGGGAACCTCGTGAGGATAGCGGGTTAGGCCATCCTTGATATACCAGCCAATGGCGACAACCCCGCCTAGTTCCTTGGCATACTCTTGATTGCCTTTTCCTGTGGGTATTTCGTGCAACTCGCACCCTGCGGGTACAGGCGCCCGCCACAGTGGCGGCCCATAGGGCTTTCTGGCACCAGTGACCACGACGGCGATAATGGGCAAGTCTCCCTCCCAGGTAGTCAAATACGCTTTCCCGTTCTGATCATACCAGCTCAGTAGATAGATATGATCCCAGTCAAACTTCATCTCTTCTGTCATTAGTTACTCCTCTTTGGAAACAGTTTCAACAAACTTGTACCACTTGTCACAACAAACATCATGTTCGTAGAGATTGTTGTCTGTGTCATACCGGGTAAGAAAGGTGTGGCCTTTTACGGTAATTGCTTTGCCGACATACTGTTCATCAAGGTTTGTCATATTTGCCTTCCTGCCGGTCTGCGAGGCGGGCCGGTACACCACTGGTTTAGAGATCGGGAGAAGCAGGTATAGGCGCAGCAAGTTGGAGGACTAACTGATAAGCCTCTTCATAGCGATCGATGAACGTCTCATCAGTAATGCCCGCCTCTTTGATTGCCTTGACCAGGTCGCCTTCCTTGACCTTCTTGGTTTTGGCAAAGCGCTTGAGTACGTCCCAGGCGCCGGCAGGAGTAAGTCCTTTGCTATCCTCTTTATATAGTTCCTTGCCGTAACCAAAGGCGCGGAACATGCAGCGCAAGAGCGCACGTGAGCAGGCAGATAGTACAACATTGGCTAGAACGGGATTGTCGCCAACAAACTGATAGCCGCCCACCTCGGTGATAGTTCGCCGCTGTCTGTTCCCGTCTCTGTCCCAGTAATAGAGAATGAGCTGGCCACGTGCGACGGCGCTCTTGTCGGGATAGACCATATAATCCAGGATCTGCCAATCCCAGTTCATGCCAAATGCGTCATTCATCGTTGCTGTAGCAAGTGGGTGAGGCACATAGCTGAATATCTTTCCGCTCTTGCCCTCATGCTGGCGCAGGTCTTCTTTGGGGATCCTGGCGGTGCGCAGTGCAGTAATTGCTTTTAGGGACTCGGGGGATATCTGTGTATCAAGGATCTCGATCTGTGCTTTGTCTGCTTTCTCGATAGCTGCAATCTCTGTTTTTTTGGTATGGTTTGCCATTATCTACTCCTTAGAACGGGAAGAGTTCCCCAGGGTGCTTGATTTCCCAGACACCATCGGCGGGGGCATATCGCCATGCCACTGGTCTTTCTTCTATCTCGGCACAGCCTACAACGCTGAGCACATAAAAACGGACGCCCTCTCTTTGACATAGGCGCTTGGCCTCGAGCTGCGCCTCCTCGAGAGTAGGGTGCCGTTTGCTTACAAGTGTTTCTGCCTTGTCGCGCATAACGATCCAGAATGTTTTCATCTTAGCTATCTCCTTTTGTTTGATTGGGGTCTTTCCGATCAATAGTTACCTTACCATAGATGTCCTCATAGAAGAGCTCGCTTCTACCCTCATAGTGCAAGAGTAGTTTCTCAAACAGCTCATCTAGCGAAAAACAAATATCTTTATTGCCGGTCCAATAGTCTACGATAAAGCCTCTTTCGACCCGTTCAACTGTTATTGTGTCTGACATTTCAATTCTCCTTTCGTTTTGTACATCTGTATTATACCACAGTCATTGTGACATTACCTGGCCTGCTGCTCTCTTTGCTCCTGATCACGTAGTCTGCCCAGAATAACTCTTAAGTTTGACTGCTCCCGCGGTGTGTTTAGTCCTAATTCCCCGGCAATGTCCTTCGGCGTAGCAGTCTTCCCCTGGCTTGTAGGACCAATATCCCAGGCCGATAGGCCGCGGTCCTTCAGGTACTGCCGTACACTCGCCTGTACATTTGCTACGTGTTGTTTCTCAACAGGTGTTGCCCTCTCTTCCTTGAAAGAGTCCATGCCGAATATCCTGGAGCGGCCTTTGGTACGATAATCATTTTGGAACTTGATATTCCAAGCATTTATTTCTTCCTGGAATTGTTTGTGAACCTCATCGAGTTTACCATTCCAGGAATAGAAGATCGCCCCAAAGTTTTCGGAACCATAGTAGGCTAGAACGGTTGCGCCTATACCCGATACTGCAACCAGTGCCCAGTTCATCGTGATCTGTAGTGGTTCCGGGATAGCATTTACAAGCTGTAGCGAGTTTGCGATACCGGCAAGACAAGAGATCAAGAATGCCGCAAACATGCCAATTCGAGAGACGGAAGATGACCCTCTATTTTTCCCATTCCTGATTCCTCTTGCTGAGAGATAGCCCTCTACGGAGCCTAGGGCGGCGATCATGGAGATCCATCCCAGGACCTGCTGAACACTCTCCGGGATATTGTAATGCGCCAGAAAGTCTATTGTTCGCACCAAGAACACAGATCCGGTAGAGATACTGGCCAAAACGATAGCTCCGATGGCAGCGACAATGGTTGCGAATGTCTCGATGCCAAACTCGGCTGCAAAGCTCAACCTTCTTTTTTCTGGGAATGTATGTGTAACTCGGTAGATATGCTTATATCCTTCAAGACGGGCGACTTCCTCTCCCGCGATCCCTTCTGTTCCCATCATATCTTCGGTCATCATAGTGTCGTTTACTTGGGGGCTGTTCAAGATCATTGTGCGTCTCCTTGGGAGATAAGCCGAACCATAAAATTAGAATTATCCATAGTGCGAGACATAGCACGAGAAAGGCTATTATAACAGCTACGGTTATTATGGCAAGTGTGATCATTTCTGCCTCTCTCTTGTATTCGCTAGACTGGCGTAAGATCGGTAATTCTTATAAACCGTGCCAGATACACTTCGCCTCTTGCGTGCGGCTTCCATTGGTGCCATGGAATAATGATAGGGGCTTCCCATTCTTGATCTCAATGATGCGATAGCATTTCATTTTTTGGGCCTATCTATCATCTAGGTCCATCCTCGAGTAAAAGATCTGGAGAGCATCGAGTAAGAGGATTAGTTTTTTGTTCTTGGCCCTATCTATTAGGGACGAGAGGCCATACTTTTTGTCTTCTATCCCTAGATATTTTCTGATGGCACAAAGAAGATCCGTGAGCCAACTAAATCTTTCATTCTCTCGACGGAACTGATAGTTACTTGCGTGGATATAATTCTGCTCCATCTTTTCTATATCCTCTAGGGTAACAACTTGACTTTTGATGTTTGCTAGTTGACTAAATAGGTCCTGATTGGTTCTCTGCTGGCGCTCGATCTCATCCTCATATTCTCGGGCTGTTGGCATTATAGTGCTCCCTTAACATGTATCCAGATTTTCATTCCTTAACCTCCTGGAATGTACTCTCCGCAAGCTGCTCTTTGTAGAACTCGGGCAACCCGCGGGTAACGCCCCGGGCAATTTGCGGCCAGAAGTGCTTGAATAGAACATCCCTAATCTCAGTTTCACATTCCTTCAGGATGTCGGCTGGCACCTCGCGGATGAGCAAGCCAATATCTTTAGGCGACCCTTCAAGGGCACCGGCGTCGCGTAGGTGCTGGATTGCTTTTTGCCAACGCGCCTCAGTGTGATATTTCTCTGTAAGCATAAATACTAGGTCTTTCCCATGAGGGTTGCGTGTTTTCCAGTCCTTGTCATGGACCTCCTTGAAGGCCTCACTGACATATTTGCCCATCATTGCCTTCTTGGATTGAGTGAACAGTGAGTAGTTCTTGATTACTATGCCCTCAATCTTGGTGCCGCCCAAGATTGACTCCTGCTCGAGGAACTCCTTGAACATCTCGAGGTTGTCGATCTTGCCTTTGGCTAGCAGGGGCACACATTCGAGGCCAAGCCTCCTGCACTCCTCGACCTTCTCTTGGGGCCCAAGATAGTCCTCCGGCGCAACCATTATATCGTATATGATGATATTGCCATCTGGCACACGTGAGTATTTTAGTGTGTTGTGCTTTGGCTTTTCAAGAAACTCACCACGATAGATCCAGTCCTTGTGTAGTTCTGGCATAATTCTCTGCGCAGTTGCAATGGCCTTCGTAAACATCTTTTCTGGTGCATCGACTATCAATTGCTTGCCCTTGCTGCGACATACTAATTCATCGCCAAGGACCCCAAACGAAAATGATGAGCCGTCAATTTTCTCTTCTAGGACAACCTCTGATGAGAAAATATCCTTGATTGAGCGGTGGCCAAGCTGATAAACTTCACAATAACTTGAAATGTGTTGCATTGTCAATATCTCCTATTTTCTTGGTGTAGTAGTTGTTTTAGTTCTTCTCTTCGCTTTTCAAGTTCGATTGGCAGGCGCTGCATTCCATGCTGGTGTCCTCGTCCCCCGCTACTTGTTGCAATAAACAATGCAAGATATTCAATGGATATTTCCATGCCCTAAGTATACTACAAGTGGCCAAGGATAGCTGCTAATATGTTCCATTTTGTTTTTCTCCTATATCTCTCTCGCAATGCCCTCGATGAATTCTTCCTCTACTAGCGGGGCTAGCGCCTTCATTGAGGAGCTCTCGCTCCATAGTTGGGTTACTGTCTTGCCGTTTGCTACTAGCATCCATGGGATAAGCGGCGCGTACCCTGGCGATAGTTGCTGCATAAGCCACATACCCTCAAGGCACATGGCTATATTGTACAGCGCCATACGCAGGGCCTGCTCGCAGAGTTTTTCGTAGCCTTGGTAGGACCTGCGGTGTGGCGTCTTCCTGACCGGCAGCGCGGCAATATCCATTTGTCCCGGGTACATCTTGCCCGTCTCCGACTCAATAGTGTAATGGATCCTAAACCCGCCACGCTCGCCGTACATACCTCTCTCGAAGCCGCTCACTAGACCTCCCAGCCGGCTCATGGCGGTCATGACCTCGGCCTTGAGGGTGTCAAGAGATTTGGTCGTTGCATAGCCCTGCCAACCAGCACTTGCCTTGACTTCATCGAAGAAGGGGACGGCATTGGGCGTCTTGTCTTTCTGTTCACTGACAAAACTATCGAACATATTAGCCTCCAGGTGCCGTAAGTGCCAGGTATTGTTCCCAGACCCGCCTACGAATATCTTTGTTCTCTGGGAATGCTGAGATGAGTGCCTTCGCGAGGGCCACTTTCTTCCCGCGGATCTTGTTACAGGTCTTTTCTGACTCGGAACACCGCGCCTGTGTTTCCGTAGTTCTGGCCATTGGTTCCCCTGGTTTCCGATCAGTAAGCCAACACACTGTGACCATTGGACACCCAAAGAATTTATTCTTTCTTCCTTTGTCGTTGTGCATCCTCATGTCATGAACATACATGAAGTTGATAATAAGCGCTATCTTGTCTAGTTCGATATACATTTTAGTCTCCTTTTGCTTTGTTGTGGTGGCTTTTGACACGGAACATGGCCTGGGTAGCTGCTATTGGATAGGTATCCTCCATGCTAGCCAGCCATTCCAAGAGCGCCTCATAGCCCTCAAACTCTATAATCTGCTTGAGGCAAGCATCAAAGTCTTCGTGACTGCCAATGCCCGGTGTATGCGACTGTCCGGTAGGGCAAGTATTGTGCCTTAGCACACAGTTATAACGGCTATATATCTTGTCCTTTCTTGCCTTCCCCGTACCTGCTACCTGGCCGCGGGTGATAATTGCCTCATGGAGGTCGGGTGCACCAAAGATAGCGTGCTTACAAACGGGGCAAATAGGGAATCTACCTTTGCCCGGGACAAACATGCTGCGCTCTGAAACTAAGTTTATCTTGAGCAGGTCTCTCTCTGATAATTTATTTGCCACTGGGATGCTCCCATTGAAACAATGTGCACGGGCGAAAGTGAATAGGATCCTTTGCAAAGCCTGCGGCTACTACTTCTTCGATAGCGCGCAGGATCTCATTCGACTTGCCATCGTTCGTTTCATCAATCAGGATACTGGTGCTGCCCTGCGTAAGTTGGTTTTGGCTGGTGATAGGCAGCCCCGTAATTGCTGCTAGCACATGGTTCCTCAACTTCTTGTTCTCAAGGGCGTCAGTCATCTGAATGATGAGCCTTTTAACACTCTTCCGGCTTGAGCCGTTGACGTTCATCTCTGCCCTGGAACGCAGGCGCACAGAGATAATGAACTCTTTAACTTTCTGCTCCATATTCTAGTCTCCTTCTGGATTTTAGTAGCTTATGTGTTCTACTCATTTTCTTTCTGGTTTCTTCTGTGGGGCGTAGGCCCATGTGTCCCTTGCTTATCTTTTGTTTACTTTCCTCAGAGAGGTGCCGGCCAAGTGCTGCTATACTCATTTTCTGCTTTGTCTCCTCTGAATGAGGGGGGCGCCTATAAGGATGTGGTTTACCTTTGCGCGCCATACTCATTTTCTGCTTGGTACTGTCTGTATGATGACGGCCAAGATTTCTGGTGTTGCCAAGTAGTGATATACTGATTTTCTTCTTGTGCTCATTTGAAAGAGATAAACCTCGAGTGCTAGTTACACACTCAAGGCAGATGTTATATTCTGGATGTAGTCTCTCTACAAATGCCTGCTCATAATGTGTAAGCTCAAATAGCTCACAGTATAAGAGAGTTGTAAATTTAAGACTCTCTGGGCCGTATCTATTCCAGGCATACTGGATATGTTGGTTGTGGTGATTGCCTCTTCTAAGTGAACGCCAATGCTCTGCCCTTCGAGTAGCTAAGTGACTTGACTGGCCAATATAGAAACTGCCACTGATTAGATTTGTAATTTGGTAAATACCCTGTTGAAGCATAACTACCTCTAGAAGAGATAACAAATGCTTTGATCTGGTCTTGGTCCATTCTTCCTCCAACTTGGAAACTAGCCGAGCCTGCGCTGCTGCAATAGCGCCTGGCCGCTGCTTGTCAGATATCTGTTACGTGCTTTTCTTGCCACGCTCTTGGAGATCAGGCCAGCCTCCTCGAGATCGTGCAATCTCTGCTGGACTGTGCCAACTGCACGGCCTATGATTGCAGCGATCTCGCGAATGGATTGGTGCCGAGATATTCCAAGAAGGACCATCAGGTGCTGATCTGATAAAACGGTTATAGTAGCCATTTCTTATCGCTCCTGCCACTAGCATAAATTTGCGGTGAAGTAATTATTCCCATGACGCTTTGCTTCAATTCATCAATACGCCTTACATAGGCAACTGCGCCCGGGTAATTGTCCAGGTACATCTGCACATTTTCTGGGGCCCCCACAATCCCATCAATTCTGACACTCCCCTTATAGATAGTTACCACAACGAACACCTCATCGTCTCGTAAGGTGGCTACATTGGGCAGGGCCGCTGGCATTTCTCCGCCATAGAGTAGGCGGTATGCTCTGGCGCTGGTCCTGCCCGCAAGATTATTGAAGAACTTTGTGAGGCGATTGAAAATGCCAGATTGTATTAGTCTAATAAACTCTCTGGGGTTGCCCATAAAGAGTTTTAGCATATTGTTGGTATACTCCTTTTTGATTGTGCCCTTCGGTATAAGAATACCAAGAGTGAAGAAACTCCCTTACTATCATTGCATGGTTTGCACGCTGGAACTATATTATCTATATCATGTCTGCCACCCTTCGAAAGTGGAACTACATGGTCCATCTGGAGAGGCTTCTTCTGGTTACAATACGCACAAAGGTGGCCATAGCTTGCCGATCAGGTTCCCCTTCACGTACTGCTCTTGTAGAACCTTGATTATCTCCTCTGCTACTCCATCACATACGCATTCCCATTCTTTACTTGGCATCTCTTTAATGCTGTGCCATGCCTTGTTCGCTTCTATTGAACCACAATACTTGCGTAGTCCCGTGTGGACACCGATGCCTACCTCTTCAGCGATGAGATCTTCAAGGTTTCTCATTGTGTCGCTCATTTTGTCTCCTTCTTGAACATCTGTATTATATCATACTATGTCTAAATTTAGTGGTAGGATATTACCAACTCGACTGTGTGCACCACTGAATGCTAGATCGCATTCGCCACTCATGCAGATCCTGGAGCGGCGCACATTGACGTGGATAAGCTCCTCAAGCTCTTTTGCGGTAACAATATCTATCTTTCTTTCAACTTCAATGATCAGGTCTGCATCTCTGTAGACCGCGCGGGAGCCATAGGCTTTGCCTTGCTCACCTATTTGGTAGACGACCACAAAGCAAATCTCGTGCTGGTTTCTGGCCCTGACAAACTGTGCCGAGATCTGATCCCATTGCTGGACATAGCTATCAGTCTTCTTTGCCCTGCTTTCGAGAAGCTGCAAATAGTCTACAATCACGAACTTGGCCTTATTTTCTATGGCAGCCTTGATAATCACTTCTACTGTAGATTCGGCATCCTCAAGCCACAAGTTTACTTTACCCTCCATGAGCATACCGTGTGCAGCCTCTAGCTCTTCGAAGTGCTGCTCCTGTAATACGAGGTTCCGCATCATTGTGCGATCTACTGTATTGGTGAGACGCACCAGCGATCTTGTGCCCATCTGCTCTCGTAGTTCCTCAAGTGAATAGAACTCGGTTCTGCCGCGGCCAGAGGCGGCCAATGCAGAGGCAATATGTAGTGCCAGGGACGACTTACCGGTCTTGTGTTTCCCACCAATGACCACATAGAGACTCTCGGTGATGCCGCCAATGATCTTGTCGAGATCCTCGAGATTCGTTGGGATAGGCCGAAAGTCCTCGGGATGCTCTTGGCGCCTGCGGGTATCATCGATGACCTTACGTGCGATTTCGTCAATGCGTTGGATGGTCATTTTCCTCCCCTCGCTATCTGCTTCTGCACGATGGGCGAGCGGTAGTCAGCCTGCCGCAACCTATAGATGGTAGAAATCTTGCTGTCGATAAGCCGGCTTATGATCCTGCGCTTGGCTGGGTTGGGCGAGGTGAGCAGTGTGCCCAGTGGAGTATTGAAGGTCACTACAGTTGGGAATTCGTCTGCGTACATATACCTCCGATTGATAATTGAGGCCAAAGTATCGGTAGTCCAGGAATTCTCGTGTTCCAAGCCCCAGTCATCGAGCAACAATATAGGTATAGTGGATAGGTTCTGGATCAGCTCTTCTACCTTGCCAGACTCTTCAAGGGCACCGAAAAGTTTCTGCTGAAACCTATCAACGCTGATGAAGGCAGCCAGCCCGTTCAAGCTGGTCTTGATGGCTGCCAGAGCATGGGTCTTGCCACTGCCATTACCCCCCTGGATTACAAGCCACCCATGGGGGTACTCGATCCAAGACTTTAGGCCCTTGAGAAGGGTCAGTAGATCTTGATCGCCTTCGGGTGATATTCCTAGAGGGTGAAGAGTAAGGAGGCTGGTTGCCTTTACCGGAGTTTCGAAGTCCTGGAGGTCCCGGCGGCTTTGCTCTAGCCATTCCAACATGGTGCATACACAATAGATATTTTTCTCTCCCACTGGTCCCCAGCCGTTATTATGACAGAAGGGGCACGCCGGCCCAATTACTCGCCTATAGGCTTCGATAGACATGGGGAACTGAAGTTTATCGAACTTGCCTGGGTGATTGTCTATAAAGTCCCGCCAGAACAGCCAGCTTTCTAGCCTAGATATGTGGTCTATTATCATCTGTTTTCCCTTTCTCGAAGAGCGCGCTGACATCTATTTTCCTGTCCGCGAATACCTTCGCCCGGTTCGCTACCTCCCAGTCGATACGGCGTTCTTCATTCTCCATTGCTGACATGAGTTTATAGAAGATGCGCTCAACCATTTTGCTATTGGCCTTTTCCCAAAGTTCAATATTATGGTACAGCCATGCCGCATAGAGGATTTGCTCATCGGTACCGCCGAGAGTTTTTCCTTCAAGGAGCCGCCAGCGCTTTCGTTCTTCCGTGCTTTTGAAATACTTCCTACCACATGCAGCAAGTGCCCGCTCCTGAAGAGGGGTCTTTGCTCTTAGCGCTGCGCGCTGGATAGTCTGCTCATCTTCATCGGGATCGAATAAGTAGAGTGACGATCTCATTTCTTCTTTTCCTCTTTGTCTGACCAGGGATTGAAGATCTCCTGGTGGCATTTTCTGCAGAGCGGGGCGGTGGCCCCGGTTGTAGTTCTCTCGTACTGAGCATCCTTTTTGAATATTAATTTCCCACAGGCTGCACAGAACACAAGCATGTGCGCATCAAGCCAGTCAAGAATGTTCATTCGGTCTCCTCGCCAGGAATTTCCTCATCAAGAGGCTCGTGGCATTCTACTTGATAGTAATCGCGCCATATTGGTTCGCCATTTATTGTTGTTATGGGTCCGCTACTTGCATCGCCGTAGTCCCTGATAACCGTTGCCTCCATTTGTTGGCCAGTACGTCTATTCGTAATAGTAAATTTCTCTCCGATCTTGTGCTTCTTCTTTGAGAAGATGTTCTTTATCATGGTTTCATTCTTCTTTAG